CTTCGGCGCTGTCATTCGGAACGAAAAGACGCCGAGCCTTATCAAGCGTCGGTCCTACCATATTGAGCGAACCTTGGGCGACGGTGAAACCGATACGCAAGCTGAGTATCTTATCGGTGCGGTTCCCAATAAACTGACCTTGAACATTCCCGGCCAAGACAAGCTCAACGCGGATATGTCGTTTGTGGCGTGTGACAACACGCACCGAAGCGGCGAAGTTGACGACGAAATATTGTCGGCGGCTGTTGGTGCAACCTTTGTGCCGGCAATCGGTGCCGATGCGTACAACACGGCATCTGATATGTTCCGTATCAAGCTGTACGTGCAAGACCCCACAACAACTTTACCGAGCGCGCTTTTTGGTTACGTCACCGAAGGCAATATCAGCATTAATAACGGCGTCACCGCAGATAAGGCCGTTGGAGTGCTTGGCGCATTCGATACCAGTCTCGGTAACTTCGTTGTCGGCGGTCAATTGACGGCGTACTTCACGACCGTCGCCGCCGTGCAAGCGGTTCGGCAGAATGCCGACGTTGGCTTTAACGCAATCTTCGCGAAAGAAAATGCCGGCTATGTGTGGGACATTCCGCTTTTGGGTCTCGGCGGTGGTCGATTGAACGTTGAAAAAGATCGGCCAATCATGGTTCCGCTCGAACCGATGGGCGCGGAAAACGCGGCAGGCTACACGATGATGTTTACTTACTTCCGGTATCTGCCGGACGTAGCTATGCCGCAGTAAAGTGCGGTAACATCGAAAGCCGGTCAACTTCGACCGGCTTTTTTCAACGGAGTACCGCATGTCCCTGTTTGACCAATACGAAACTGACGCCAAAAAAGAGCAAGAAGGCGTCGAGGTTCCGTTGCTTCCTAACACTGACGGTAGCGTGCCAACATTCGTTCTTGCTGCAACCAGCAAAACCAACAGCAAGTATACGAAGGCGCTGAATAAGGCTACTAAGCCTTATCGTCGAAATATGGACGCTGTTTCAGACGAGCACGCCGAAAGCATTTACCAAGACGTGTTCGTTAAGCACGTCTTGAAGAGTTGGCGCAACGTTCAAGAACGCGACGGCACTGTGATCGAGTACAACCCGGCGAATGCCGTTGCGTTATTCAAGAGATTGCCGCGCCTTTACGATGCCTTGATCGAACGCGCGAATTCGCTCGAATTGTTCCGCGACGCCGAACGCGAGGGCGACGCGGGAAATTAGTCGCAGTTCTGTTGTACGTTCTCGAAATGGGACCGCACGAACAGAGTATAGCTCGGCAAGCGATGCGGTTGGGTCACGGAATGCCCGACCGCATCGCCAACGCACCGGAACTGCAAATCGGCTTGCAACTATACTGGCAAGCGTTTTTCGACCTGGATAGCGAGCGCACGCATGCAAACGCGCCAACGCCGATTCCTTGGACTGCAATCAAGCAATATTGCGTTGCACAGGACTTAGACGACGAACAAACAGAAGATATGTTTTATTTTATCAAGGCAATGGACGCCGCTAACTTAAAACGATTGGACGCGAATAACAAGTAAATGGCCGATTTGCGGGAACTTGATAGACGAATGCTTGCTTACAAGCGAGCTATCCCACAAGCTGCGTCGGACCTTGCGGCGAGTGTCGCGCGCGTGGTCCATAAAGATTTGGTTGTCACGACGCCGGTTGACGTTTCTACGGCGGTGTCAAATTGGCAGTTGACGCTTGAGCCGGTTTTGAATATCAGCATTCCGGCTTATATACCAGGCTCCGAAGGCTCGACGCATGACGACAGTGCGCAAATGGCGCTGTTGCAAGGTGAACAACAACTAGAACAGAAAAAACCGGGCATGCCAATTTATTTAACCAACAACCTGCCCTACATTCGTCGCCTTAACGACGGATACAGCAAGCAAACTCCGGCCGGCTTCGTTGAACGCGCCGAATTGCTAGGCCGTAAAACCGCCGAGCGTTTGGGCTTACAGTTAGATAAGTATGTCTGAACCAATTGAAATTAAAATACAAGATCAAGTTGCGCCGTCAATCGGCCAAAAGCTTGACCAAATCGCCAGCAAGGCACGAGCTAGTTTTGACAATATAGAACGGCTCAAGGCGGCATTGCGCAAGATAGACAGCGCGGCCTTAAACGCTCTCTCGGCGCCCCAATCTCGCGCACAAAAGGCGATGAACGAAGCGGTGATTACTTCAGCTCGCCTTACCACGGAGCAACAGCGGCAATCAGCGGCAACACTCAACGCCGCGACCGCACAACAGCGTTTGCAGACAGCCGCCACGGCTACAGCGGTCGCACAACAGAACCTAGCGACCGCCACAGCTCGAACGGCCACGGAGCAAGCCCGACAGGCATCTGCCAGTGCGAGCGCGGCGGCAGCGCAGACTAGAGCGGCGTCAGCGGCATTACGGCTAGAGCAACAGCAAGCCAAGCTCGCCCAATCGACCGATCAACTCGCGCGCGAAGCTGAACAGCTAAAACGCAGTTTGAATCCACTATATGCGGCGCATCAACAGTATAACGATGCCGTGCAGCGTGCTACTCATTTGCATCGCCAAGGCGCAATAGACGCACAAACGTATAACGCCGCACTAACTGTTTCTAAGGCAAAGCTAGAAGCTGCCGCAGTCGCCGCGCGCAACTTCAATGCAGCTCAAGCGGCGGCAGGACGCGGAGCACAGTTGCACCGCATGCACTTAGTGAATTTGGGTTTTCAGTTGCAAGACATTGGCGTTATGTTGGCTAGCGGACAAAACCCGCTAATCATCATGGCGCAACAAGGCGCGCAGATTGGCGGTATTGCGTCGCAAGCTGGCGTAGGTATGGGTCGATTGGCAATCGAAGCGGCTAAGATGATGGCACGCTTTATACCTATTGTGGCTGTTATTACTTCCGCCGTTGCTGCGTTAAAACTATTTGGCTCCGAAGCCACCAAAGGCGCGAAGCTTGACGAATTCGCACGAGGTTTGGGCGCAACCGATAAGCAAATAAAGGAACTAAGCCTTGATACAGTGACGCTTGGCGATACGCTCCGTGGCTTGTTCAAGACAATTGACGAAGCGACCGGCATTAGTGATGCATTCGGCAGATTGTGGGAACAAGCTAAAACTGTCTTTACCGCAATCTTAAAGTTGGTCGGTACAATTTTTTCGAGCGTTGTTGCGCTCGGTCGCGCGTCGATTGATACGTTGGTCGCGGCTTGGGAAATCTTGCCGAATCGTTTTCAACGTATCTTTTACACGCTACAAAACGACACGAAAGAAACAATGGAAGGCATTGCGAATTCAGCGATTGACGCTGTTAATAGCGTTCTGGAAGCGCTTAACAAGTTGCCCGGTAGTATGGAAGTCAGCTTGTTGCAGCATGTCGATTTGGGGCGCGTCGATACATCGCAATTCGATCAAGGTGCGGCGGTTGACCTTGCGCAAACGTTTGTCGATGCTTACGTTGACAACTTAGCGCAAAATCAAGGCGCGATAGAATCGTTTATTAAGAAATGGCAAGCTAATTCCGTTGCCGCTGCAAAGACACGGATAGCTGACGAACTGGAAAAGCCGATTGAAACCCGCGCGCAATCGTTGCAGAAGATTAACGTTGAACTTGACAACGAATTGCAACGGCTGTTCTTGTTGCGTCCGGCTCGCGAAGCGCAAGCGCGTTTCGATCAAATCGAAGAACAAATGTTGGGCAAGAAAATTACATTGCACGACGGCGAAGCTGCTTCTTTGCGTCGCAAGATTGCAACTGTAGAAGCTGCTAAGGTTGTTCAACAACAGTTTGACCGGATTTACGAAGCGGCTATAGAGCCGTTACGAACATACAATGCCGCACAAGCTGCCGGCCAAAAGCTGTTGGTTATGGGCGCGCAATATTCCGAAGCCGCCGCACGCGCTGTTACGTTGGCTCGGGAAGCCTACTTAAATTCGATTGATCCTTTGCGCCAAGTAAACAAAGAAATCAGCGACCAAAACGCATTGCTTGCCATGTTGCCGCGACAGCGAGAAGTAGAACAACAGTTGCAGCAAATTGCTAATCAGCAACTTGCCGAAGGTAAAGTGCTGACAGACGAAATGGCAGCGGCATTGCGCGCACGTCTGATTAGTCAACAGCAACTAAACATTGCTTCGCAAGCTGAGGCGCAAGTATGGGAAGCCACTCGGGGCGCACGTGAACAGTACATTGCGCATTTGGAAGCTATAGAAAAACTTCGTCGTGCTCAATTGATTACTGGCGGTGAAGCGGCTCAACAAGTCATGGCGGCGAATCCCACACTAGATTTCACGAACACGCAAACCGAAGCGGACGCGCGCGTTCAAATCTATGACGATATGTACAAGCGCATTAACGATTTGCAAGATGCGCAATTGATTAGTGAACGCACGGCAGCTGCTTTGCGCTTGCGTGTCTTCAACGAAGCGCAGCAAGCGCAGTTATCGACCGCTAGTAACTTTTTTGGTCAATTGTCGGTATTGCAGAAGTCCGAAAACAGCAAGGTTGCAAAGATCGGCAAGGCGGCAGCTATCGCCAAAGCCATTATGGACACCTACACGGCCGCTACGGGCGCTTACGCCTCGCTTGCGTCCATACCTTATGTCGGGCCGGCCTTGGGCATTGCCGCTGCTGCTGCTGCTATATCGGCCGGCATGCAGAATGTCCAAGCGATCCGCGCCCAACCTATCGGGTTCCAGCAAGGCGGCTATACGGGCGACGCGCCGCGTAATGCGGTAGCCGGAGCGGTTCACGGCCAAGAATTCGTAATGAACGCCGCCGCGACTAAACGGATTGGTGTACAGAACTTGCAAACGCTCCAAAAGGGCGGCAAGGTCGGTGGTGTTAAAGTTAGCATTGAAAACTACGGAACGTCGAAAGACTTTGAAGTTCAACAGTTGTCAGAAACTGAAGTACGTATTATTGCGCGCGACGAAGCTGACCGCCGCATAGTCGAACAAGCGCCGCGCGTTGTTGCTTCGCAGTTGGCAGACCCTAACTCGCGCGTATCCAAGTCAATTAATCGCAACACGAATGCGAGTCGCAAGCGATGAAATTGCTACTTATTCCTGAAAGCGCTGGTTACGCAGTTGATCGTGGTCAAGAAGTTTTGTCGGTCAAGCTTGACGGCGGAGCTTCGCGAATGCGCAAAGACATTATCGGCGCTGCATTTGATGTGAACGTTGCTTGGAAGCTTGACCCGGAGCAATACGACTATCTAAACGCTTTCTTTCGAACAGCGACAGCGCGCGGTTCTTTGCCGTTTACAATTGATCTTGTGTTAGACAAGACGGAATACCAAACAGTTACAGCGCGTTTTGTGCCGAAGACGTTAAAGTTAACCGGACAGCAAGGATTAAGCTATTTCATGTCGGCTACACTAGAAGTTGAAGCGCCGATAAATCTAACAGAAGCGGCCGACGATACAACGACGATTGACGAATACGAAGAAGCGCATACGTGAGTGAGTATAGCGAATTCTTTCTAAACTCTAAGTCGTCGATTGTTCAGTTAGAGCTTTTAGAAATCGCGCACTCTAGTTTTCTGCAAACATATAGAGTCGTTCGAAACGCTGTCAACGGGGTCATTGTAGACCACAACGACGGCAGCGGTACTTGGGCATATGAGTATTGCCCGATGCAAATAGGTTTAACTGGACCGCGAGACGACTTAGACCAAATTCTCAGTGTGAATTTTGGCGATCTAGGTACGATATTTTCCGAGAATATCGAAGCTGTTCGCGAAGACGATACTAGCAACGAATTGCCTACGGTGGTTTACCGAACCTATCGAAGTGACGTATTGACAGAGCCGCTTTACGGTCCTTTGTTCTTGCAGATACGCAAAATTGCAATGACAAATGAAGGTGCGAAGTTTGAAGCTCGCGCGCCTTCGCTAAACAAAAACAAAACTGGCGAAAAGTATTCACTGGCGCGCTTCCCCATGCTTAAGGGTTTGTTGTGATAGATCGGTTTTTTAGTCGCCGCTATTCGCCGGACAAATACAACTGCGCACACTTCGTAATTGAAGTTTGGCAAGCATTGGTCGGTCAAGACTTAGAAGAACGTTTGCACGGCGTGCTTTGCGCTCCGACAAGAAGGCGGCTTGACCTAGACAGCCTTCGAGGTATCGAATTGCTGTCAGTGCCTCGCTCCCATTGTCTGGTAATTATGCAGCGTCGCGGCTTCGCGCATGTAGGCATTTGGTTTAACGGTCGCGTGTTTCATTTGCTCGAAGTCGGGGGTGTTCAATACATGCCGCTAGAAATCGCAACATTAGGATTTAATAGAGTAAGGTTCTTTTTGTGCAAGTAACGATTATCCCAACGTTGGTTGATAAGGCGTCTTGGACGAAACATGACGTGCAAGATTTATGCGCGTTCCTGGCAACGCAATGGCCGGTGTTTCCCGATACTGCTCGCATTTATCACAAAGAAGTTTCCAAAGATAACGACGTGACGCCCGGTGACGAAGCCGGAATCGAACGGCTCGCACAGTTGCAAGGTCCGTTCTTTGTTGTTATCTATCCCGAAGGTCCGGGGGTGTTAATTGTGGCTGCGATTGTATTCGCTGTTGCGGCTGTTGCATTCATGCCGGCCGCACCGCCAACGGTTGCGATACCCACAACAGCACAGCGCAATCAAAACACACCATCGCCTAACAACGAACTGTCAGAGCGTACTAACCGGCCGCGTCCCAACGGACGCATACCGGATATTTTTGGACAAGTGCGTTCAACGCCGGACCTAATCGCGACGCCTTATAAGGTCTTCGAAAGCGGCCGTGAAGTCGAATACGCTTATATGTGTATCGGTCGCGGCTACTACGAAATTACCGATGTTCGCGACGGAACAACCCTAGCGGAGAACATACCAGGCACCAGCGTTGCCGTTTATGAGCCGTTCGCTTCGCCAAACGGAACCGCCGACGAACCGCAACTAGAAATCGGCGCTGCTATCGGCTCGCGAGTCTTTAGCGTCGCTCGATCTAACGGCGTGAACGGTCAAGTGTTGCGACCGCCGAATCAAGCCGAAGTTGTCGGTAGCGGAAACATCATCTTCCAGTTTCCTAATGTGATTCGGTATGTGTCGCTTCAAGGTGCAACACCGTTTGCTTCGCAGTTTGCCGAAGGCGATGCGGTTACGATTTCCAGCGCGGTACAAGGCTCGGTTTCCGTGATACCAGGACCGCAATATTTGCACTTGGTAGGTTCTGGTGGCTCGCCGGGGGCCGCTAACAACTTCGGCGCGTCGTTTGATACCGGCGGCTATGTTTGGTTTGCCTTACCACAATATGTGCCGCAAGTCGCTCCGGCGGGTTGGGTTGTCGGCAATACCGTATCGGTAGTTCAAAATGAAGATACTAGACCCGCTTATAACGATTATCATGTTATGGCGTCGTCGGACCCTGACGGCGAAGTATTGGGCGCATTAGCGAATATGGAAGGCGATTTTGAAATTGCCGAAATTTCTATTTACGACGGCGGCTTTGGATTTCATTATCTTGGCGCGCTGTTAGTTGATCCGGGTTCGGTGAATTCGAATTGGGATTTGTATACCGGCTTAGTATTGCCAATGGGCGGCGACTACGGTTCAACAGCGGCCGGTATGACTGTTACATTAGAAGCAACTGTGCCCGCTTTCGATCTTGACGGTACATATGAAATCATCGCCGTAACCGAAGACACGATTTTGTTAGATGATCCCGCGTCGATCAATGTTGATTGGGACATACTAGAAACTATAGACCCGGATGGTTCTTCGCCGCCGCTGAGTCCAATACTAACTGTTGACGGCGACCGTTGGATAGGTCCGTTCGTATTGAGCGATGTTAGCGCTAATGCGATCTTTTGCAACTTTATCGCGGCTAACGGTTTGTATAAAGACAATGGTGTTGACCAAGTTGCGGCGTCGGTTGAAATCTTCGTTGAAGTGACGCCGGTCAATGGGTTGGACGTTCCTGTTGGAACGCCAGAAACTTTTGTTGCCGTGTTGATTGGCTCGCCCACATTGAAAGAAACCATTGCCGTTACGCTAAAAGCTTCGTTTACCGCTTTCTACGGTCGTTGTCAGGTTCGAGCCAAGCGCAACACCGAAGCAGACACGATTACCGAAGGTACTATTGTTGACGAAGTTCGTTGGCGTGACGTGTATTCAGTTGCGCCGGTAGCCGAAGAAGAATTCGGCAACGTCACTACGGTTCATTGTAAGACGTTCGCAACCGCGAGCGCTTTAGCCGTGAAAGAGCGCAAGCTAAACATGCTGGTTACGCGCAAGTTGCCGGAGCGGATTGGAGCTACTAGCGAATTCACGGCAACCTTCGTTGCAACTAAACGCGCCGATGCAATAATTTCGGCTATATGCCGCGACGTATACTTAGGCAATCGAAGTGCCGGCGAGCTTGACGTTGCCAATATATACGATACTGTTGAAGACGCGGCCGATTACTTCGGGCATACGAACGCGGCGGAGTTTTGCTATACGTTTGATAACGACAATCTATCATTTGAAGAAATGATAGCCATTGTGGGCCAAGCCATAAATTGCGTCGCATATCGTCGCGGCAGCGTAATACGATTGTCGTTTGAGAAAGAAACTGACAATTCAACGTTATTATTTAATCATCGCAATAAGCTGCCCGGTTCGGAGCTTCGTGAGTTCGTCTTTGGTTACAGTGACGAAAACGACGGCATCGAATTTACTTACATCAACCCGCAAGATGATTCCGTAATTACAATTTTCTTGCCAGAAGACTACCCTTCGGTTAATCCGAAGAAGGTTGAAAGCTTAGGCGTTCGTAATCACTTGCAAGGTTACTTTTTAGCGTGGCGCTTGTGGAACAAGATACGCTATCAGAATTTAGCGATTCAGTTCGAAGCGACGCAGGAAGCCGATTTGTTGATTCGAAACGATCGTATTTTAGTTTCAGATAGCACTCGGTTTGGATCACAAGACGGCGAAGTAATCGCGGTTGACGGACTAGAACTAACGCTTTCTCAAAAAGTTGATTTGACAGAGTTTGACGATTACATAATTTTCTTGCAGCACTATGACGGAACGGTTGAAGCAATCGAATGCACGGCAGGCACAGATGCTAACCAAGTCGTTCTTGCCGACGCTCCGGCGTTGTCGCTGGTAGTTGACCCAGAAGGCTACGCACGCGCGACGTTTCTTTTGATAGGGGACGAAGAAACGCAACAAACGGCGTTCTTGGTTGCCGAGAAAGACCCACAAACTAAAATGACTTCGGTCGTACATGCCGTCAACTATGACGCGCGTTATTACGCCAACGACAAAGATTATATTCTTGAGATAATTGACGAAAATGCATACGGTCCTGGCGGCGGCTTTACGCCGAATCCAGTTGACCCATATCCGCCTGGTGTTGTTGCGCTGTCAAATCATGAAATAGTTTATACAAGCGATTTTAGCGGTAGCGGTTCTTATACAGCGTCGCTTACTATTTTCATGCAAGACACCGGCTCGCTTCTTCTTATCGGAAGTCCTGGTAACGATGCGGGCACGGTGGATAATGTCGCTTTGGTCATTGACGGCGTTCCGGTTACAGTACCTGGCGGCATTAGTAGCAGCGGTGAACTGACCGTTGCCGGTGAGTGGTTAGAAAGCGGGCCGCTCGATCTTTCCAAGTGGGAAGTGATGGTGCATCAAGTTAGTGGCGACGCGCCGACGAATGTTAACGGCGCAACTATTGAAACTTGGAGCACGTTTACAACGAACATTGGCGTTAGTTGGGAAGTTTCGGCCGGTGGCGGAACCAAAGACGCCGTTATTCAAATTTCAATACGCGACGCCGAGACCGACGTAGTTAAAACAACCGGTGAGTTTGAAATATCGGTGACGTCTTATCTGCCACCATCGGCCGATACCATAGCCGTAGGTGTCGATGCCGATACGAGCTGGTTCTATAGAATCGCTGGTAGCGCAACTTGGGTTGACTTGGCTATTGTGCCGCCGCCAATCAAAGCGGAATCTATCATTTGGGCAGAAGGTCTAGGTTTGTGGGTTGCGGTGGGCACGATAGGTACTGACGGAGCTGTTGTAACTAGCGCAGACGGCATTACGTGGAACACGCCGGTTAATTTAGCAAGTCTTTCGCTCGGTACTTGTGTCGGTGTTACTTGGTCCCCAAGCCGCGCTGAATTGTTGTTAATTGCAAATCTAGGCACAGGTGCCCAACGCGCCGCGACTAGCCCGGACGGTGTAACGTGGACTGTAAGAACGTTGGCCGCTAATCAATCGGGAACATGGGTTCGTTGGGTAGCGGCGTTGGGGTTGTATATCACTGGCGCAGCCGGTACAACACAGCGTATTCAAACTAGCCCGAATGGCGTAACTTGGACCTTGCGCACTACAACTACCGGAAACGCGCCTATTTCCGGTGATTACAACGGTACTAGAATCGTAGTCATACCCGGTTCTAGTAATAGCGTTGGTCGCACAAGTACCAATGGAACAACTTGGACAGATACAAGCTCGATTTCGTCACCAAATGTCGGATTGTTTGGCATTGCATATGGGAACGGTGTATGGGTTGCTGTATCTTACAATTCAATTGACGGCAATACAAGATTTTACAACAGCGCAACTGGCAATACGTCTTGGAGTTTAGTCCAAACTATTGCAGGAACTTCTTCCGGTATCAACCCGTTCGATGCATACGCTTTACATTTTGACGTAGACAGACAAGTGTTTGTATATGTCGATGTAAACAGCGTTTGGGAGTCGCCAGATGGCGACAACTTTACACAAATTCACATATCGTCAACTAATACTTATAGAGCTATTGGCGTGAAAAGTTGGCCGGAGTTTCCCTAAAAGAATTGTGGCGTATGCGGTCGAACGTAATATCCAACGTCAAACAGCATTTCGCGAGCTATGGCGATATAATAAGCGTAGTCAAGGTCTGCCGGTAAATTGTCGGGCAAGACCATTAACGGCCGTGCGCCTTCTGTCTTCGGCACTTTGTTGCCGCTCGTCTTGTACTCGATAACGCCGCTTTCGCCTTTCGCGTAATACCAGCGGATTGCTTTACCGAGATACCCGCCATTCTTAACGGCACCGCCTTTGACAGTGCGAACTGCTACGAAGCGGCGCACGTCTTGACAAGCCTTAATAGTTTCTTCTATTGGCGTGCCTTTGGTAATTAAAGCTTGCACGGCGTCGGAGCATATTAGCGTTTCGGGGTTCTTTGACAATACGCTATTTTGTGCTGAGCCTACTTCCGAATAGACGCCTTTAGTCTTGCACTTGCCGTCTTCTTTAACTGCGATGTAGTTGTTTACGTCGCGGCTGTACAGAGCCTTATAGCGCGTTTCTTCCGTGCTGAACCCGGTAGCCGCTTCCCAAGCGTTGACGATGCCTCGAAGATCGTTATAGCGCGCCCTAGGGCACCGTATCACTATGCCATCCGTGTTCCCGCTGACAACCGGAACGCCGGCAAGCTCGATTGCCTCAATCAAAAGCAGAATCGAAAGCTGCCCGGTTAATGTGACTTGCAGCATTAACGACGGAGCGTAGACGGCGGAATACTTATTGCCGAATTTACCGAAGATGCCGTTAATTGCGATCTTCAACCCTTCGCTTATCTTTTTATTGCCAGCTTTCTTAGCCGTCAGTCGCCGTTCGACAATCGTTCGATACACAGTCAAAAACAATTCGCCCAAGTGTGGCGGAAATAGCTTTTGATTGAGCACTATCATTGGGTAGTAGCTAGCAACGTCAACGTCAATTAAGTCTGTCTCGGCGTCAGCCTTGTGGCATATCTCAGTTTCTTGCGAGTGCAACCCGCCTATGCCCATCTTATAAACGGTCTTGCCTATTTTTAGGCTTAGTTTCTTAACCGTTTCTGGCATTGTAATTACGCCGTTATCTTCGACAGCAAACGTGGCATGTTGGATTACGGCCAAAGCTGCTTGCAATTCCTTAGTTTGAAACTGCATGTAGCTCGGTACAGCATACGTGCATGTCGGCGGAACTTCTTTAGGCCGGCGTGGATACCAACCACTATGCTTTTGCAGCTCGCCGCATATGATAGCTTCGGCAACTTGAGCATCGCTAAGGCTGCGCATGTCGCGGCCATATTGCTTTCCTAAGTCTTGACGAAGCTCGATATGTGGGAACAATTCGATTAGCAACAGCTTAGTGTGTTCCAAGTCATTGCAACAATATTCGGTTACGTCGGCTGCTTGTTCGCGCGTTAAAATTGTTTCTGGACTATACGGCAAATCTCGCATGGTTTTTGAATGCAATCGTCCGCCATACAGCTTCAAAGATGCGTCTAACGGCGCAACTTCGATTAGATCAATATGGTTAAGTATTGGCAACTGCATACCGTGCTCTTTTTCCATGTCGCGCGGTCGCAAGTTTTGGTAAACGATTTGATCCGAAGCTTCTTTCAGTTGTTCGATTGATGAACCCCATAGAGCTAGTGTTAGTAATACAAGGTCGTAGTTATTCGAGTTAAATCCTACAAGACAGAATTTCCAAATAAGCCAGCGAAGTTTATCAACGTTAAGCGCTGTGTCTGGTGAAAACGTAAAGATAACGTGCTTGTCGTTTACTATGTTGCGAAAGCAAATGCAAAAGAAGTTTGGGTAAACTTCTATGTCATAAACAAATACGCTGCCGGTCGCAACGTTGGTTAACTCAGCGTCGGTATATTCAACGACTCGCATTAGCTTCGTAATGCGAGCCGCCCATTATCACGCCGCGCACTTTGCCGTTTTTAAAATATGCGGCTGCTTCATGGAAAGCCACGCTCTTAAAGTGCGGTTCAATTGCTGCTAGCATTTCTTGATTAAATGCAAAGTTGATTGGAATGCCAGGTAGATCGTATGTCGCGCCTAGTTCTTCTTGCGTGTTCGATTGTATCTTATCACCAGTTAAAAAGACAAACTTGTCTTCACTGAAAGAACGCACGGCTTGCAAGCCTTTGAAGAAATCCGTAGGTAAATGCGCTGCTTCGATTAAACCGCCTTTATCAAACACCGCTTTGTAATTCGGGTATCGAGCGTCAAACAGTTGTGTCTTTAAAAAGCTTTCATCGTCAAAGTAAAAAGTTGCTGACGTTGCTGAGAATCCAAAGCGAGTTAAAGGCTTCTTTATCTTGACGATTGCGTTGACAGCTTTCGACGGAATAAGCAACCCTGGGGGCAAATCTATGCCGTGCCAGTATTCCAGCAAAACAGAACCGTTGCTTCCCACAATCGACCCGCCTTGAAGTAGTAGGGCGGCTTTATAGGCTTCTTGCTCGCCTTCGTGTACCAACCAACCGCACGTCTCGAAGCCGGCTCGCAGCTCGTCTGTAATGACTGCTATAGGGGCATCCGGCCCGGTTGCTGGAACCGCGTCGAACCCAACGCAGGGTATAGACGCTTTGAACTTACCGGACTTGACAGACAAGACGTATTCAGATAGTTGCGCTATGGCAATTTGTTCGCCGCACTTTTGCAGCGCGTCTAACAGGTATTGAGTTTTTGGGCACGCTGATATATTTTCTTCAATCTTGCAACCGATAGTAAACACTTCGTCAAATGCGACACACCAACCATTGTTCATTAGGCAATGTGTTTGATGTGACGTTCCAGCCGAGCGCTGTGCTAGACCGACAAATTGTAGCGCCTTAATAAGTCCCGCCGCTGTCGTGCTTTGCGGCTCTGTAATCTTCTTCTTACGACCACGCTTTGAAGCCTTCTTGTTGGCTTCTGGTGGCGGTATACCTTTGTCTATGGCGGTCATTTGTTATCCACCGTCATTGTTTCGATTTTCTTGCAGCTAATGAAAAGCTCTAACGTTAGAACTTCTGTTAGTCGAACTTTCACATTGGCTTTTTGTATATTTCCGTCGCTAATTGGAAAGCCGTCGATTAAAACTTTTTGTAGAACGCCGCTTGAATCGGTGATTATAACCGCTTCGGCAAATTTCTTTCCCCACGGATCGTTAACGGGATTCAAACCAGCTTGTTTAAGCTGTTGCCAGCTTTTCATTTCGTTGATTAATTGAATCGCTTCGGCGTATTTCGCTTGCCTGGCTTCGGTCCATTGACCTTCTGCTTTTTTGTTAATTCGATAAGATTCCGCCCAATAGTAAACTGTTTCTGCGGCTAATTCGTCATTGCCACGTAATACAAAAATCGGTTCGTCTTCGTGTGCCATGTTTAGACACCCGTTCGGATTGCGTAATTCTAGTTTTTTTTGCATTGTTTTGTACTCCATTAATAAGGTATGTCGTCGTCCCAATCGCGGCAACCGTTTACGATTACTTCCGGCGGTGGCATAGCATTGTATAAAAGACAACGTTCTTTTGCGCCTATGTGCGGCTTACTCCAATTCACACAATTAATACAGCTTCGCCAAACTCCGGCCTTAAGCAATATGCTTTGGTGATCTAATATAGCTTCGTGCGCGCGGTCGCATGCTGTCAACTGCGCTTGCGTCTTACCAAATCTAGTATTCATAGCCAATTATTTCCGGATACGGCTTGTTAACCCAAACTCGAATGCGTGCGGGTATCTTTAGCTCTCGCGTTCGGCGCAACGCCTCGTATGTTGTCGGCGGCGGATCTTCGGCGTGTCGCATTCGCCACCAGTCGCGCGCTTTGTGTCCAACTAAGCCGGGATGCTCCAAGCAAACCCATTCGTTGAACATCTGCAAGCCGCAAAAATAAGACACGCGAATGGACGGCGGCGTCATTAGAACACCGTCTTTGTTCTTCTTTTCGTGTCGATTATAAATTACCTTTTGTACATCGAAGTATTCAACAATCGGCGCGTCCGATCGTAGAAGCGGCTCGGTTGAAGCTTCGGCAAATATCTTAGTTTCAAATAAGAATTCGGCTCCGCAAGAAATGCAGCATCTAGCGGCGGCGTGGTTATAGGCTCCGCAATCACAAATTCTAATAGGTACGTCACCCGTACCTTTACCCGGTCTTCCTGGTATCTTTGGATCATTAATAGGACCATTGCGAATGCTATTGCGCGCATAGTCCAACGCCAAGCAATTAAGCTTGCCGGTATCCGGCGACGGTCTTGTACCGCGTCCCATTTTTTGAACATGCTTCCCTGGTGAGCAAGTAGGTTGTAAATCAATTATAAGATCAATCGGCGGATAGTTATATCCGGTTGTTAACTTGTTCATGTTGACCAAGCAACGAAGCTCGCCACGCTTGTGGCTTTCAATGCGGCGGCGGTTTTCGTCGTCGCTCAACTCTGAATGCACGGCGGCGGCTTGAATACCAAAGCTTTGCAACATGGCGGCGATGTGTTCGGCGTTGCCAATGCCGGCCGCGAACGCGAGCCAGCTACGCCGGTCATATCCTTGCTCGATTGCTTCTTTGCATGCCGAGTAAGTAATTTCGTCTTTATCTACCGCCGCCTCTAGCTGTTTGTTATTGAAATCACCGTTTGATATGCCCACATTAGACACGTCGATTTGCGTTAGAGTTCGCTTTGGTATTAGAGGAGCAATGAAGCCTTCGGCAATTAGTCGGTTGTAGGATTCGTAGTTTGTTAAGTCATAGCAAACGTCTGTGAATAGTCCGCCTTCGTCTGTTAGCATTCCTTGTTTTAAGCGAAATGGCGTTGCACTCAATCCTATCACCTTCAGATACGGATTAATTAACGTCAGAGCTGCTATGGTAGTTCGATACATGGTATCGTCTTTGGGCGCGAGCAAGTGACATTCATCTATCACCAATAAATCTCGATGCCCGAATATTTGTGGGTTTTTGTTTACGCTCGCAATGCCGCCGTAAACTATGGGCAATATTATATCGCGTTGCTTTAGTCCGGCGCTATAAATACCTATCGGTGCAGTCGGCCAAACTTTGAGCATTTCTTCTGTGTTCTGTTCGATCAATTCTTTAACGTGCGTCAGCATCATTACGCGTTGGCGCGGCCAAGACTCGAATACACGGCGAATGAATTCGGAAATGACAAATGACTTGCCTGTGCCTGTTGGCATGGCAATTACCGGGTTACCGGAGTTTCCACGTTGAAAATAATCGAAGACGCTATACACGGCTTCATCTTGATACCAGCGAGCTTGCATTAGCTAGAACCAGAATCCTTGAACCAGCAAATTCGTTCACGCGGCCAATGCAAGTAATGATGCGCGCCAGTCTTCTTGTTCGTAACTTGCGCGATCACTAGCACGGTTCCGCCAGCGGTCCAAAAGATATGCTTTACGTTTCGAATAACAACATGGGTTGTTGAATCTTCGCGGTACAGAGTAATTGTTTTCAGTTTAGCCATTGACTATCGCTCGGTAATGCTGGCAACCTTTCGGAACGTATTCACGCGGAATTACGGCGTTATGATGCCCGCAATTCCATTCACCGCCGGTAACTGGCCGAGCGAATGAACAAGACCGGCAATTGAATTCAGGTAACTTGCGTTCGTGACACACGCTTTTCATTTCGCATTGAACGCATTTGAAATAAGTTGGGTTCTCTGCCAGACGTGGCGGCGGTTCATCCGTCGTTATGATCCGCTCGGCTTTGGCTTCAAATTGTTGGGCTTGCTGCCAATTCAAAGCGACGACTTCCACATACATATCGTCGTCGTTTTTGTTTGTGTTCATGTAACAACCATAACGCAGCTTCATATGATTGCCGTAGCAATTCATTTGCGTTTGGTGTTGCGGCTTGTGAACTGCCAACTTCTTTTCGGTCAAGCCGTTAAAACCGGCTCCGGTTCCGTTGGTCTTAAATTCCAGTAGCACAACTTCTTCGATGCCGTAACGCGGTGGCAATCGCATTGCGCCGTCAATTGAACCGCCAAAGTGCCCGTTGACAGCGTTCATTCGGAATTGAAGGCCGTTGGCATCAACGGTCCAAACTTCACAACCTATGCCTTTTAGATATTCGATATAACGGCTTTCTTCTAAATTCCCGCGCTGTAACAATCGGAGCTTGCGGCCGAAATTGTTGTGCCGCTGTTGTTCATCGTGGTTTGGATTGTTTCCGCCGCTTTCTTGGCCGCACCAATGAAATTTGTACCAAAGCTTTCGCGCACAATCGTCGCCTATTTCTGACGCGCCTAAATGCCATCGGTGCGGATCGTGATATGCCTCAATAGCGTAACTGTTTATGTCATAGTGTATGCGAGTGGCGATTGCGCTTCCGATGCCTGGGGAATCTAGGCTTGCAGCTTGTTTTTTTTCGCTTGATGGCTTCAAGTTGTCGCTTGTCTCGGTCATTAGCTTTTGCAAGTTTCTTCGCCTTACGCCTTTCTAAAATTCGTTCTACATCCGACATTGGTCTACCGGGTTAAATGCGTTTGTAAAAATGCCGGTTACGCTGTCCGGCGCTGGCGCTGAGGTTCGCTTTCGCTACGCGCCCAACCAGTCGATTCTTCGTTACGGCCGATTCTGTGACCAAGGCGGAGCACGCCCCACGGCATTGTTAGCCGGAACGCCGCTAGCGGGAGCACCCCAACCGCCGGTATTACCTACCGGAGCCGCTGTATTGACCGGAGCCGCGTTGCCGGGTTGTCCGCCTTGCGGTTGCCCCCATGTCGGCTGACCGCTCGCGGGCGCTGCCGTAGGCTGCTGCGCTTGGGGTTGTCCCCAAGTCGGTTGTCCGCTGGCCGGAGCTTGGTTTGGCTGTTGAACCTGTGCCGCCGCTGCCGCTTGCCCTTGTTTACCGGGTTCATTACCGCGCATGTCAAATACGCGCTTGACTTCGGTATATCCTTTCGCAGCCGCTTCGGGGTCTTTCTGCAACGCAACTTCAACAACAAATGGTATGTTATGAAGCTGTTGTGAGTCCGTCACTCGATACACGCCAGTGACGTGACAAATGGCGCTGAATTGACGATGCGCGATTTCTACGGCCTTTTCCGACTTGTTGTAAAGGTTCAGACGATACGCGCCTTTCTGACCCTTTGCCGGCCCGTCGATAATCGACAGCTCTAATTCTAACATACCGCTGTCGCCGGCAGTAGTTGCCTTGATTTCGGAAGCCGAGATAACGACAGGATGCTTGCCGACCGGCAAACTTGGAATACCCTGGCTTGGATCGAACTGCGTAGCGTCGAAAGGTTGTTGTAACTGCATTGCTATTTCACTCCATTAAGACATTGCTTTTGCGAACAAGGATGAAAGCTCCGGAAATTCTAATTCATTCATGCGCCCGCTACGGTCGCGGGCGAACGTTCCAAACGTTGCGCGCGTGCGAATCGCTAGAACTGGCGTCGGCTGACCCGGAACATTATTCAAGCCGATGTGCCAAACTTCGTCATACATATGCGGAACTTGGACGTTAAGCTCTTTACCTGGGAAGTATGGCTTGCGGAGTACTCCGCCGTCTTCTTCGAACAAACCTTGCTTGGCAATCAAGTAGGTATGTTTTTCTGGCAAGTAGTACAAGTCATTAAGATGCTTCATGACAGCACGCGCCATTTCGCCGTAAGCTTTGCGGCCGTCTTTCCATTTCGTTAATTCGCGCGCTAGAAATAGCTCGGCAACTTGTGAAACAGAGTCGATACAAACGGTATCAAATGCTTTCGCTTCTGGCGAGCGCATAATCCAATCAAAGAATTCGTCAATACGTTCCGGTGTGTAAGCGTCCCATGCTGGCACGTTGTGAACCGTGCGCATAGTTAACATGCCCGGTTCAGAGACCATCAAGACCGGCCTTGGTGCAGTTCTTGATAGCGGAGTTTTACCCGTCCCAGGTCCGCCATAAATGACGGCCTTAACGCCGAAGCGTTGTGCGAGTTGCGACGCTGGCTTAAGTTGAGATATATTCATTCTTTACTTCTCGTTCTTGTGCGTCAAGCTTTGACACCTTTACGCGCCGCATTCCATTTGCGCGGTGGAAGGTTCGGCTTATCGACAAGCAATAGTTGCGGCTGCAACGGTTGACCGAACGTTAAAACTTGATGCCAAATCTTGCCGCCGAACAACAACGCGAAACGTTCGCGCCAAGTCAACTGCCAACAAAACGTTAGGGTGGTTGCTTCATCGTCGTTAATGTGGGCAGGTAGCGGTTGATATTGCGGTTGGTGCTCGGCAATGATTACGATTTGTTCCGGAAATTTAGTCGGCGTCATTTCAGCCTTTCCTTCTGAATTCTACTTTGCCTTCTACGCGTTGCATCGCCGGCTTGCCGTTTTCTAAGTACTTAGCGCCGTGCTTGTTTAGTTTGTATCTGACGACGTATCCAGCTTTGGTGTCGGCTTCTATACACCGGCCTTGCTGCAATTCGCCGTTTAGATACACGTCCAAACCTTGCCGCATTTCAATGGGCGAATTCATGTCCATTCGTTCTGGAATGGTACCGCTGTAACGTTGTGCGCGAGCAAGCAGCGCTATTAGGCCGGCGGAGATTATTCGGTTGCGCATAATGTGACGTGCGACGCGTTAGCGGCATCCTTTCCGACTAACGCGCGCACGGATGATTGATTACTTGCTGCCCTTGGGCGGAACGATTTCAAGTGACGGAGCGCCGTCACTAGTGACGATAACCGCGTCTATGATTTTCTTAAGCGGTTCGTCAAGCTTCTTGTATTCGGTCAACGAAAGCGTTGGTTCCCATTTGACTAAGTTATCAGCGATGTAAGCGCCGGCCGGCCCGCTTTGCTCAATTTTGGTAAGCGCCAAATCAACCGCGCCTTTATCGAGTTTATTCGAGCCGTCGCCGCGCTTGACGAAGCCGTAATTCAGCTTTTTGACGGCTTTCAATTCGTAGCCGTTGCCAAGTTCAATTCGTTCGGTGCCGCTTTGCTTTGTTGGATCAAATGAGAAGGCAACGATTTGCTTACGCAAATCCATTTCGGCGGCTTTGGCGGCGGCGAGTGTGTCTTGCGCCATTTGCCAGCGCGACAACAAATGGTCACGCCAAAAGATTTTGTCTGTTTCGGGAAGCGGTTGCTTCCAAGACATTAAAACAGCAATGCGACTAACGTTCGCCGCGTATTGATCGGGATTAACTGCGCTCATTTTTGCCTCACTATGTTGATTTATAAAAGGCGGCGTCCGGTTCGGTGGTTAACAACGCGCTTACGGTCGCATTGCTTCGCCTCAATCCGTATTGCCTGACGCCGCCGAGTGCCTACTATGCGCGCGAGCAAAAAGGTTGTCAACAGTGTCAGCTTACGTTATTGTCGCCCCCATGAATGTAAAAGCTGTTATTGCCGGCCGTATCAAGCGAGCCGGTTCTATGCGGCGTCTTGCCCGCGAACTAGGCGTGTCGGCCGCATACATATCCGATGTGATGCGAGACAAGCGTAACCCAGGACCGGCGATCTTAGACCCGCTTGGAATCGAATGCGTTGCGACTATAAAAGTAATTTACCGTCGCAAGCAACCTAGTTAATACTAATGCTTTCTATTCGTTAGCTTTGCATCATGCAAAGCAAGTTCTACAATGTACCGAACGAAATGCGGTTGTTTCGTTCGTGGTGCGTGTGGCGGTATGAAGATACCGAAAGCCCGAAGCCAACGAAGGTTCCATACTGTGCTCGCAACGGACGCTTAGCTAGCGTCACTGATTCCGAAACATGGTCAACGTTTGACGAATCAGTTAATGCCGCTTTGTCGACAGACTGGTATAACGGAATCGGCTTCATTCTGTCGGAGCAAGACCCTTATTGCTTCATTGATCTAGACGACCCTTACGAAAAGAAAGCAGACGGATCGCTTAAGCACGACAACCCGCAAGCTATTCTAGATCGGCAATTGAAGGTCTATAGTGAATTTCAAGGCTACGCCGAACGCTCGCCTAGCGGCAATGGCTTGCACTTAATTGTTCGCGGCGTTGTTCCGAATGGTCGTAAACGTAGCGCCATTGAAATCTATTCGAAAGAACGCTACATGACAATGACCGGCGATGTTTACCGCGAAGCGCCAATTAGCGACTGCTCGCAACTCGTTTCAGCATTGTGGGAACAGATGGGCGGGATTCGCAATCTTGCCGGTGAAATGTACAGCGGTACAGCGCAAGCAACGGAACGGGATCAAGACATTATCGCGAAAGCCTTGGCTGCTGCAAACGGTGATAAGTTTAAGAGCTTGTATGGCGGCGAATGGGAAACGCTTTATCCGTCGCAATCGGAAGCAGACTTTGCACTAGTCGATATAATCGCGTTCTATACTCAAAACAAAGAACAAATACAGCGCATATTTCAAAATTCGTCGTTAGGCTTGCGACCGAAAGCACGTCGGCAAGACTACATTAATTATATGCTAAACAAGTGCTTCGACCGAATGTTACCGCCGGTCGATATCGAAGGCTTGCGTAATGCCATTGCTGACGCTGTAGAAATCAGCAAGGCGGCGAAGATAACGCTTGGCGCAATTCCGGCAGTTCCGCCTAGCTTGCCGAATCCGTACACATCGCCACCCGGACTTGTCGGCATGCTGGCGCAATTCATTTACGATGCTGCGCCGCGTCCGGTTCCAGAAATTGCTATAGCGGGCGCTATAGGGTTTCTGTCGGGTATTGTTGGCCGAGCTTATAACGTTAGTGGAACCGGCCTTAATCAATATGTGCTGTTGTTAGCGCCAACGGGAACAGGTAAAGAAGCAATTGCGAGTGGCATAGACAAACTTATCGGCGCTGTTATTCGAACTGTTCCTAGCGCGGCGGAATTCGTAGGACCGGCCGAAATTAGCTCGGCGCAAGCGTTGACAAAGTATATGTCGAAAACATCGTGCAGCTTTGTGAGCATTGTTGGCGAGTTTGGTTTAATGCTTTCGCAAATGTCGTCACAGCATGCTGCGCCGCATCTTCTAGGCTTGCGCCGCATGATGCTTGATCTATACAATAAAAGCGGCGAAGGCAAGTTATTAAGACCAACAATCTATAGCGATAAAGAAAAGAACACATCAACGATTATGGCTCCGGCGTTTTCATTGTTAGGTGAATCGACACCGGAACGCTTTTACGAAACACTCAATGAAAGTATGATTAGCGAAGGCTTGCTACCGCGCATTACTGTTATTGAGTATCGCGGCGATAGACCGGAATTAAATCCTGCGCATATAACCGTACAACCATCGTTTGAATTAGTGGAACAAATTGGTTCGTTATGTGCGCACGCTTTAAGCTTGAACAGTCAACACAAAGCGATTCATGTTCGCACCGATGCTGTTGCACAAAAGTTATTCGATCAATTTGATAAGCATTGTGACGCAAATATAAATAGCGCTGAGCGCGAAATACGCCGACATCTTTGGAATCGCGCCCACATTAAAGCGTTGAAGCTCGCCGCCGTCGTTGCTATCGGTCTAAACCCTTACGAACCGACGATAGACGAGCACGCCGCCAATTGGGCACTCGGAATTATTGTTGCTGACGTGCGCAACCTGCTAAGTCGTTTTGACGCCGGGGAGATAGGCATTGATAACGACGAAATGCGGCAGTTGTCGCGCTGCATTAAATCGGTTCGCGAATACTTAATACGGCCTTGGTCGGAGTTAGAAGGCTACAAAGTAGGCTCGCCGCTGCTGCATGCTGAAAAGATCATACCTTATAGCTTCTTGCACAAGAAACTATGTCAGCAAGCCGAATTCAAGAAAGATAAGATGGGTGCGAGCTTCGCTATCAAGCGTGCTCTAAAGACCCTGGTAGAACGCGGTGATATTCAGGAAGTAGCTAAATTGACTCTTACTACAAAATACGGTTGCTCGGCCGCTTGCTATATGGTAGCGATTCCTCGCGCATTCGGGCTTTGATCCTACTTGCCGCTGTCTAGTGAATGTTGACACATACGGCGGAGCCTGTCGCTAAGTTTCCGTATTGTCAACTGCCGGTGTTGCTGTCTGTTGTAAAAAGCGTTGCGACTGACAGCGTTAAAGGGCACTAGCCGGCTAATCCCTTTTACTCGCTAGTCTTGCGGCCATTCGTCGTCTTGGTCCGGCCATTCTTCGTCGGGTTCGGAATCCCAAACGGCTTCGCAAATGGCGTTAACTTCGGCGTAGGTCAAGTCCCAAGACAGAACTTCGCCGGCTTCGTTCTTTAACGTGAAGTCGTCAACCTGACGTGAGTTAATACCGATTTCAGGCTCGGCCGGCGAAATGTTGACGTTGGTCACGGTCACGTCTTGGTCGCGTAGGATCAAAGACACTTTAGGCGTTTGCATGGCTTGGGGTTCCTTCTTCGTTGTCGTCTTTGTCAAGACGGTCTAATGCCTTTTCAATCTGCGTTAGCTTGGTTCGGTACTTGTCCCAACGGTTGAAGCTTCGCCGCATATCGGCTTGTGCTGCCGCTTCTTTCTCGATAGCGGCGGGTAGCTCGCGCATCAACTTTCGGCGTCGCTTCGCGCGTTGCCTTGCCGCACTCGCATTTGTTCGTGTTGTATCGGTTCATACTAGCTTAACCTTTACGCTGTCACCGACGTATATCGGATGTAACGTTCGCAATGCCATTAGTACCGCGTATGTTACATCGCCTTCGCCGCTGTCGCTTTGATCTAGTTCTATTGGTACTTCTTTGCTGACTTCGCCGTTAATGTCGATAAGTTGAACTACTACTTTAACTTGTGTTGACATTTACTTTCCTTAACTGCGTTGGTGAATGGTGCTTAATATACTTCGTGAATTGAATCCTGTCAATAGCGGCGTTTCGAGCTTCGAAGTCGGGCTATTTAACCTTTTTGCTTGTAGGATGTACGTATAAATGTCATTTAGTATTGACCGATCAACGACTTAGCGAAAATAATAGTCCAAATAATACAACTAAGTCTTTGATTATGAAGCTTTTAGTGGGTTTTGGTTATAATACAAAGTGCCCCTAACCTGTCTATATACATCAATGTATATAGACAAATGTATATAGAGGTATATAAGCAGGCGTATATAGACGTCTGTCTATATACAGATGTATATATACATTATATATATATTATATTATTATATATTATTTTATATTACATTAGGAAACTCGCGGGTTGCGCCGTCTATAGACACATTTATTTGTAAATCATGTCTATATACTTGACTTGCGACCGCCTATAGGCTAGGTTTGCCGAATCATCAATGGAGTTGCGGCATGGCTCACGACATATTCGACGCTTCACCGAAGGCGTTAAAGCTGATACCAGTGGGCACGGAGCGCAAGCTAGACACGCACGTTAACTTGCGTAGCAAATACAAGTTCGATCAAATGCAAGTCGGGCAATGCTTCGTTGTATCGTTTACCGAAACCGAAGAAGGTTCTTTGCGCGTAGCAGCGTATAGAGCCGGTAAGAAGGCCGGTAAGAAGTTCGCCGTATTGAAGCACGACGAGCATTCATTGTACGAAATAGCGAGGGTTGGATAACATGGGACTACTATTACTTGAGCCGAACGAAAAGCGGCGCTTTGCTAGTTGGCTACGTTTGCAGATTGAAACCAGCAAGGGTATGCAAGAACAGCTTGCCAAGCTCGTCTTACCTAAAGCGCTGATTGACCGTGAGAAGCAAGAGCAAGCTGCTTGTGTGATTGTATTGCGTATGATCGAAAGTGGCGAAGACGTGGAGATTCGATAACATGCCGAAAGACAATCGTATGTTTATCGGCTTTCGAGACCAGAAAGAGCCGCTAACGTCGCTATGCGATAACGTCTTAGCTTGGCGCATGGGCGAAGCTTGCCGAGCTGCTAAATCCGGCGGCGATTTAATAGACCTTGGCTTGTCGCTGTTGCGCGAGTTGAATGAGCAGGGTTTTGACGTAGTTATTAAGCTTCCAAAGGATTGACCGTGCGCCTAGTAATCAAACCGAGCACCAAAGAGCGCGGCTTGCAAGGCAAGCGGGTTGACACGTCGCTAGCGTGCCCGAAGTCGTCGGCATGGCCGGAGCTTAACGCTATGCAGGTCGGTCAAAGCGTCTTTATGTCGAAGCGTGAGTTTACTGACGCCGATAGATACAGTATGCGTTATGCTGTCTTGCGAGCGAACGCTAGCAGCGCTAGGGTGTTTGTCTGTCAATGGATTCAGGACCGAACGACTTTGGAAATAGCGAGGATTGGATAATGTCTTGGTATATGTTAACGTTTAAGCCTAGCGCGTTACGGCCGCAACCGTTTGTAAGTCTGGCGACGGCGATTCATTACGCCTTTGATTGGCGTCTTGATCGTCAGCAAGTCGAAATATTGAAAGACGGCAAACCGGTTGTCGTGTTCGCGTTGGAGCGTTGAAATTATCTGACGAAAAGCAAGGGTTGTATAAATGAGTCTTACGAAAGAAGTTCGCGAAAGATGGGATCAAAATACGGCCGAACAACGACAATTGCAAAAAGTTCAAGCACAAGTTGCCGAGACTTTGGCTAATTGGGTTAACGCTGGTGAAATGTCGTTTGCTGATGCGAATAAGATGTTTCGCGAGCAATTCAATTGCGGCTTACGTGATGCCGTTGCTGCATTAGAATGTGCCGGAGCAACGCTACAGGAAAAGCAAAAGTGAAACGCATATTGATTGTCGCATTCGTTATAGTCTTCTGTGTATTCACAGTCTGGCTTGTCGAACTGTTGGCACGAATTGAACTAACTTGAAGTGAGACAGGTATGACGAAGAATGTTTTGCAGTTGATTGCAAGTTTTACTGATCGCTCTAAAAAGCAAGCTACTTGGAGCGAGGTTTACGAATTGCTTCACGCAATCCGAGCCGCCGAGCTTCGCCGCATTAGACTCGAAGCCGAACACTTGCTAACGCAGCAAGTCAAGCTGTCTAAGGTTAGCGTCAAGCCGGCTCAAGAAGCGCTGGAAGCCAACGGCTTGATTCTCGATGTTGTTCAAGACGGCCCAATGTGGGTTGTTGTTGAATTGAATGATATTGAACGCGGCGTGCTTGCGGCTTGCCATATTGTCGGCGTGCCCCATGACCCGAACGCGCCGAAGGTCGTACATCATGTGCCGCTCGGCAATGTGACGGACTATGACCGCATTGGTTGAACGTATCGGCGTGGCCGTCGTTGCACTTAAAGAAGCGCGTTTCGAGCGCAAGATAACCCATGCTGACTATTGCATGTTGCTTGGCGAATTAGCCGCCGCTTGCCTAGAGCAAGGCGAATATACCGCGCTAACACAACATAGAACTAAGCGCTACACTAGCGACGCTTCTAAAGCCGCTTGCGTTGCCGAATACGATACGCTAGTATTGATCGGTGCGAAGAAATGGGGCTTGCCGTCTTTACTGGCGCGTAAGTACAAAGTTACACAGAAGACAGTTGCTAGTTGGATCAAACAAAGCGAGGCTTTATGTCGATAGTGTTAGTAGTCTTATTGATTATCTTTGTTGTGGCGTATGTTGCGCTCGATAAGTTCGGATTCGATTGGTTCTTAGGTCGAAGAGGTTGAACCGTGCGCGAACCATTTATAAACAAGAACTTTCATCATAAGTCGCGGCTAGTCATACAGCACGCGAACGATATACTGACGCACTATCAACGCAAGGGGCTAACGCTGACGCTACGACAGTTGTATTACCAGTTCGTCGCGCGCGACTTGTTCGTTGACCGCTTCGCGTTGGTCAAGAGCCGCTGGCGTCGGGTTGACAAGGAAACGGACCCAGAAGGATGGGCCGTTGCGACGATTAACGCCGAGTCTAATTATGACATGCTTGGAAACGTTGTTAGCGACGCACGCTTAGCAGGCTTGATTGATTGGGACTCAATCGAAGATCGAACGCGCTTCTTGCGCGGGCATACGACGTATGAAGACCCAGCGGACGCGATAGCCAAGCTCAATCAGCGTTATCGGATTGATTTTTGGGAAAACCAATCGGTGCGGCTCGAAGTGTGGATCGAGAAGGATGCACTAGTCGGCGTTGTTGAGCGCGTTTGCCGTCTATGGGACATTAATTACTTCGCATGCAAAGGTTACGCTTCGCAGTCGGAGCTATACGCCGCCGGGAAAAGAATTCAATACCGCCGCGAGCATGGCAATCAAGAAACGCTTGTGTTGCACTTGGGCGACCATGATCCAAGCGGTATGGATATGACGCGCGACAATTGCGACCGGCTGTCGCTATTCAGCGGCTCATACGTCGAAGTCAAGCGGCTCGCGCTCAACATGGATCAAGTTGAGCAATACAACCCGCCGCCCAATTTCGCTAAGCTGACCGACAGTCGCGCCGGGCAATACGTTGAAGAATTCGGCTCGGAGTCTTGGGAATTAGACGCGTTGACACCGGAAGTAATTTCGGCCTTGATTCAAGACGAAGTAGATTTGATTCTCGATACTGACGATAACCGCGAGCTATGGAACGTTCGCGTGCGTCAGTTCAATGCTGACCGGTTTGACTTGCGTAAGGCGGTTGCGTTCGTTGGCGAGATTGCCGAAGGCGACGGCCGGGTTTACGACGGCGAACACGAAGACGATATGTCTGAAGTGTGATCTAGGTACGGCCTTCCGTTGGTTGCCGGCGGTATACTTCTACCGTCGTCAATCAACGGAGTTTTGCTCATGTCGCCAAAAGCTATTGCCGCCGCTGTTGTTGCCGCTTTGTATCGCGGCCCGGAACGCCGCTCGCCGGAGTCAACCCAAGACGTAATCCTAGACATTAGAAACGAAAGGCGATCTAGCGTCTATAGGAATCTTAAGAAAAGTCCCATTGACGCAGTTAATTCTGTCGTTTAAGCTGTATCCAAGGTCGGAACAGAAACGAACACGGAGCGAACGAACCATGCCTAAGCTTGACGACTTTGACTTTGCAATGACTGGCGAAGATACCGCAATCTTTATGCGCTTGACCTTTCGTCAGGAACGCAACTATCAAACGGCCGACATTCGCGACGCAAAAATAATGTCGGATTTGGCGAAGTCTACCGCCGCTTGTGGAATCCGCTTCGCTTCGTACATGGCGAGTCGCGGGGTTGACGCTTTTGACGCTTCGCTGTTGAAAGTGTGCTTGGAGCGCTAACATGGACAAGTTAAAGACCGGTGACGTTTACTGGAATGACGAAGGCTTTGAACTTTGGACCGCCGGTCAAGTCTTGCAGGTTGACACGCCGGGGGATTTCTGGCCCGATGCTGTCAAGCGCGAGTATGGTACGCATCGCGTCTTGATCGCTGACAACGAGATTGCAGGTTAGGTGACTTATGACGCCGAATGCTGTTGGTTTAGGTTTTGTCGTTGGTTGCATGTTCGCTGACGAAGACGACAGCGACCGCGATACGACTGTGCGAACGGTCGCGCTGTCGGAAACGGACATAATCATGTGCGATTCTGCCGAAGTCGATTTCTATGTTGGCGTTCCTTTGAATAAGCCGCCGGCTGCTTTAGTATTTGATTTTGACGTTGGCGAGCCGTGTAGCTGCGTTCTGTGTATATCGCGCTACCATATGGTGACGGCCGGCTTGTTTCGTCCGGTCGTATTCAATCACGCTTTCGATTAACGGAGTTTGCCTACAATGCCGTACAAACCCCCAACTAAAGGCACGCTGTTTGACGTGCCTGTTAAGCGCATAGCGTCGAAGTCGCCGTTTCTTCGCAAGCTCGAACGCGAGCAAGCCGCAAAGCGTTTGATTGATCAATGTTGCGCCGAAGCGGACGAAGATAGACGCCAGCGTGTTCGTGACGCAGCCGAGCGCGGTTTACGGGCTAGCCGTCGCAATGTCGCGGTTGCTGATCGTTCGAACGTTCGACCGATTCGGGGCGATAAATGAACCAAGCAGCTTGGGTTCTTGTTTGGCAATGTGTCGCTATCTTTGTAACCGGTTTTATTTATTCACATTGGATAGATAGACGAAAATGAGTGCCGGCCGAAACAAGCACGCGCGAAGCAAAAAGCGTAGAATAGCGCGAGTCAAGCGCAATTCTAATAATAACGTTCGTCGGCAGTCCAAGGGGCGCAAATGAGCGAAATTAAGTCCTACTTGGGTCCGCGAAGTGTGTTAACGTATCTAGTTGACAACAACGTACCCTTGCCGCGCTCCAAGGCCGGCAAGCGCGACGACAAGCGACGTAAGAAGGCGTTTGAAGGCTACGCCAAGGCTTACGCCGCTGTTCACGTTCAACAGCCGACACACTATGTTATGACGGCTAGCGGCAATATGCGTATTGAGCCGTTGGGCTTGTGCGCTAGCGTCAAGCGCGTCGAACAGCTTACCCGCATGTTGCGCGAGCGATTGGCGACAAGATGAATAAGCGAATCAGTTTCACGAATGCGACACTTCGTGAGCCGCGACCGGGTAAGCCGCACATTGCTTATTCCAAGGGTTTTTGGCGAGTGTCCGTTTGGAAACGCGTCAGCGGGCCGCTTTACTATCAAGCGCACGCATTCATTCGCTATCTTAACGCGAGTTTGTGGCCGTGATATTCACCAAAGATGGACAGGTGTTCATGGTTATTGTTAATAGCCGTACTGGTGACGTATGGCTTGGCCGAATGCCTTGGAGAGAAATCAAATGAACTTCAATCACAACTCAAAAGGGGTTGATATGAACGCCGAAGAATTGGAACAGTTCGAAAAGCTAATTATCCGACCGTTGTTGACGGCGGTAGCTCTACATGCTGTCATTTCGACCAAGCCGTATACGCATACGCTTGATCTTAAACAGGTTGCGACGACAGCGGTTGACTTCGCTGACGCAACTATTGCGGCTTTGAAGTTGTCACAGATATGACGCCGGAGCAACTAGCGGGAAGCGGAACCGAGCACGCCGAACAAATGGCTGTGTTTTGTTGGGCGAACATTGCTATGAATTACGGCTTTGCAGCTGCTAACGCTTATAGTTCGACTCACATGCTGCCGATTACGGGCGATCCCGTTCCGTTCTTACGTTGGCTGCATGCCATACCGAACGCCGGAGCGCGCGGTAATAAGGTCGCAGCCGCGCAGTTGAAGGCCGAAGGTGTTAAGGCCGGCGTATCTGATATTTTCTTGCCTGTCAAGTCCGGCGGATTCAGCGGTCTATACATCGAAATGAAGCGTGCGAACGGCCGGCTGTCTGACGTTACGCCGGTTCAACGCGATTTCATGATGTTCGTTGAGTCGCAAGGATTTGTATGGACCGTGGCATTCGGTTGGAAAAAGGCTGTGTACGAAATCGAGCGCTACTTGCTGCAAATGCGAGTATTGCCGTACAATACCGTCATGGATATAGACAACTTTCTCAACGGCAATTTGCCAAGGTCGTAAGCGAGCGAGAGCACGAATAGCGGTGCTGCGTTGGAGCCACAAGCACCAACGCTGGCATTTCAAACAACCTTTAGCGCCATTTACTCAAAGGCAATCACGCCGCTTTTTGCGCGGCTTCAATTGGTTCAAAAGGTATTGAAATGCAAGCACGAATTGCCCGCGTACACTTGGCACGCGTTATCAAGGGGCATCAACGTATCGAGCGGCTAGCCGCTAAGGCGTCAACGCCGCCGCTTCTGAAGCGCGAGATTGATACGGCGTTGCGCGAGTTGAATCTACTGACTGACAAGCTCGCGGTGTTGTTTGACGGAGCGCGTGTTGACCTTGAGACCATTGAAACATGAATACTAATGACCGCGCGCACGAAATTGCGGAAGCTTTGATAGGGACCGCAAACAGCTTGCACAATGCGGCCGACGAAGCTGAACTTGAAGACACGGCTTTGTTAGAAGCGCTTGACGAACTGACGCAATGTTGCAATACGTGCAGTTGGTGGTTCGAAACGGACGAGATAGACGAAGAAGGCGACTGCACCGAATGCAGCACCATAGGAACATCGTGAATATATCGCCGCTTGCGCTGGCAATTCGCAAGCAATTGACGAACGACTTTAACGCCGCGCGTCGGCACGAAAAGCTAATACGCGACCGCGAAGCGTTCTATCGTGGCTTGTCACCAAAGCAGGAAATAAGTGAATTGCTGCAAGAAACAACGCTGTTTGGTGGCAAGACTGGCGGCGGTCTAACATGAAAAATTGGCGCTGTTGGTTCCGCCACAAATGGCTTATTCGGCAGCGCGCTTTCATTACGGACGAAACCGAAACTGTCAGCTTGGTTATCATAGCTTGGAAGCAATGCGAACGTTGTGCCGCTTCTAAGCTGATTCACATACTCGAATGAAACCGAGCCGCAATGCGGGGAAGGTTCCCGCTTGGTTCAAATGCCCTTGCGGAGCTTGCCGCGAATGGTTGGTTTGGCCGCACGCTTGGCAACCCCCGAAAAATTACCGCTTTCTTTTCGCCTATCGTAAATGATCGGCTGTCTACGTTGTGAAGTCTATCGCGCTAAGCTTATAGCGTCGGCGCTGGCACTTGTGGGCAAGTCGCCCGCGCAGATAGCCGCCATTCTCAGCGCACGATTAGGCGCTGTTTACCTAGTTGACAACGAAGTTATATTCCGGTCTAATAATCCGGTCAATATACGAATTAGGTGACGAATGATTCCACGAAGTGATATATTTTTAGGCCAGCGGGTTAAGCTGACTTTGGTTAATGAACTGTACGACGGCCGACAAGGTGAAGTCATTCAGCGACCATCAAAGGAGACTGGCGAATTTAACGTGCGTCTTGACTCGACCAAAGTTGAAGTTGTTCGGGTTAAGCCTTATCAGGTTGATGCATTATGAGCAATCTGATTGATATGAAATGGGGAAAGACTTTTAATGATGAGCAGCTCGAAGTGTTGGGTCTTAGTGTTGTTCGAGGTTGGTTAACTGCGTTCGATATTCGCAATGGTACGATTTTGCCAGGCGAACCCGGCTTTATGGCGATTCTTGGTCCTGATCCCGGACTAAAGGTAATGACCTTGTTAGAATCGGCTCCGTTTATGTACCAGAATTTAGGCTTGTTGTTTAATGGTCTTGAGCAAATCTTACAGCTTGCCGAATCTATTAACGAACGTTCGAAGGCCGAGAGTGGACAAAACCATCCGATAGCCGTTGCGCTCGAAACTTCAATAACACAAATGCAGAACTTCATTTTAAACGCTCGTCGCGCTGCAATCATCGGCATGGATCAATTTGCAAAAGAAAGTTCGCAAAAAGCCTTGACGCCGACTAGGCCGAAGCGCTAACATTCTTTTCGTGGATTAACTTTTAATTCTTTCAACACTACAAAAGAGGTTTAGGGACATGGCAAAGAATATTGGACTAGCGGCAATCGTTGCTGCAATGGCGACCGATCCGCATTTTACTTGGGTTCCCAAGGCTGAAGCCAACGAGTTGGTTGGTCTTGGCTTGGTCGAAGTCAATGCCGAGTTGGCGGACCCCAGCAAGAAGGGCCGGCTTGCAACGCGTGCAACGCAAAAGGGCGTCGAGAAGAACACGGCCGATTTGGCGGCAGCGACGGCGAACGGTAGCACGGACGCGGCAGGGAATAGCACCGGAGAAGTTGCGAAACCGAAGTTCGAGATTCAGAAGGGCGTTACGATTCCGGCGGTTTCTGGTCGCGGCGGCGGTCGGCCGGGTGGCTCGCTGTATCCGTTTGCCGATTTGGAAGTTGGCGACAGCTTCTTTGTCGCGAAGCCGTCGAAGAATCTCGCCAGCACCGTCAGTTCCGCCAACGCACGCTATTCTGAAGACGTGTTGAACGAAGACGGCTCCCCGAAGATGCGGCTGAATCGCAAGAACCAGTCGGTTCCGGCGACGAAGCAGACTCGCACGTTTATCGTGCGCTCCGTGAAGGAAGGGGACGTTAGCGGCTCGCGCATCTGGCGCAAGCTCTAACGCTTGGTAGCCGCAAGGACGCGGCGGAATCGGGCCGGCAGGGGCAACCTTGCCGGCCTTTTTCTTTTGGGGTTGACGCGCGCTCAAGCTGCCCTATACTCGCGCAAACCTGCTAGAGCGCAGCAATGAAGTTCTTGTTCATTTATCCGCCGCCTTTGCCGCAGTCGGACGACGTAGAAGAACAACGTAAGTACCGAAGGGCAATGCATTCTTGGACGGCTCGAATGTCTATATTGGCGTTCGCTGGCGCGCTTGCAATTACTGTTGCTGTGTCACCTTATGGTTTCGCGCGGGCTGCCGATTTTAGAGCTGAAATCAAAGCTATTAAAGAAACGCAAGACCGCGACTCGAAACGTTTAGCGTTGTCGCTGTCGAATGGCGTGGCTAGTGAAATACGCTTTTTGCAAGCGAAGCGCTGCAAAGAAGTTGATTCGGCCGAGCGGGATAGACTCATACGTGAGACCGACCGCAAGCAAGACGAGTATCGCGAACTTCGCGGCGAATTTTACCGCGTACCAAGATGCGAAGATTTGTAGCAAATGCTTGACGCGCCGACATTGACCGCCATTGCGTTAATCATTAGCGCGGTTGGCGGCATTGTTTCGCCGGTCTTGCTTTTCATTAACGGCCGCGCGTCTAAATTACGTAGTGAAGTTCAAATTGCTAAGATTGAAAAGGTTGAGAAGTTAGCCAACGGTCTTAGTGCAAAATTGGCCGAAACTGCTAAGAAGCAAGGCACGGCTGAAGGAAAGGCCGAAGGTTTGGAACAGGGTCGCAATGAATCAAAGGGAAACACCCCATGAAGTTCGCAATTCTTATCGGCGTTATCATCACAATGATTTGCGTCTTTTTCATTGTGTACAGAAACAAGCTGATTCCGAACATACATGAATTCGCTAAGTTCTGGTCGATTCGTCTCGCCGCGCTAGGCGTCGCGCTGCAAGGTTTCGTTACAGCGTTTCCCGATACGGCTTTGAACACTTGGGCGATGCTTCCACCGGAGTTAAAGAACTTCTTGCCGCCGAATATGTTGCAATATGCAACGATCCTTGTATTCGTCGCTTCCATGCTCGCACGCATTGTGAAACAAAAGAAGCTCGATGCTCCGATAATGCCGCCGACTTCGATTCAAGGTAACGCCGCGTGATAACTGGCGTTATCTGCTTTATAGCTGGCGCTGTCGTTGCGCTGGTGCTTCGCCGTGTGTATGCTGCGTTGCGAGGCGCAAGCATACTAGGTTACATGGACAATAAGCCCGAATGAACAGCAAGCAGCCTGTACCCATAACGCCAGCAAATGCTTGCGGTGAAATTGGCCGACGCATTGTCGGAAAGGTCGTTGCGGAAGTCAGTACGAACGGCGAAGTGTTACGAATTACGAGTAACGACGGCTCGGAAATCGGCATAGTGTGGGTTGACGACAACGGCAACGTCTTGAAAGGTAAGCCGTTAATCGTCAAGCATGGCATCCGCTTGCGTGCGGAGGGCATGCGTGACATTATCACCGCCCATGCTGCCGGCCTTCCCGAGCTAGCCAGGAAAAAATAAGCATGGCAACGTATGTTAAGTTCGAACAGTATGTAGAAGACTTGGCGAGCGCGGTTCACAATTGGGGCGCGCATACTTTCAAGATTCAAGCGTCAAATACCGCTCCCGACGCCGCCGCCGATGAAGTCGAGGCGGATTTGCCGGCTGATCTTAGCACGGCGAACGGATACACGGCCGGCGGCTTGACCCTCGATACTGTCGCGCTTACCCGCTCCGGCGGCACGGCTAAAGTCACGATTGCCGATGAAGTAATGACCGCTTCCGGCGGCAGCATTGGCCCGTTTCGTTACTTCCCGATCCTCAACGATTCGCCAACGTCGCCGGCCGATCCGTTGGTGGCTTATTACGATTACGCTTCGAGTATCACGCTACTTGTTACTGAGACTTTCACTTGGGACTTTGACGGCTCCGCTGGTTTCTGGACAATGGCGTAACAAATATGAGTATGAAAGCCGCACTTGTTGAATTGGAAGCGAAGATTGCGACGCTTGGCGAACAGATTGCCGAGCATGACGAAAATATCGCATCGGGCGACGCTGCAATTGACGCTTTGCTTGAAGAAGAAAACGCGCTTAAAGCGCGCATCAACGCTGCTGTCACCGCTCGCGACGAATTGCGTGGCATGCCTATTGAAGATTACCTTGCGCTGAAAGAACGCTACGGCCGTTTGTGCGCAACGCGCATGCAGCTTCGCGCAACCATCGCCGCTGAACCTAGCGACGAATAATTTCCCGCCGATTAAAAGCGGCGTTTCTTCATGTCTTATAGTTTCCGGCAAGCTTGGAATGCTGGTACTGCCGGCGTTACTCTTAACAATCTGCCGGCCGCTGCTGGCGTTGCTGTTCTTGCCGGCAGTCTTGTTGTATTGCAGGTTACGTGGAATAGTTCCGATGTTAACCTGCTAACTAGTGTTACTGATACTGCCGGCAACACCTACACAATACGTCAGCGTCAAAACGCCGCTGGTGCTGCACCTTCTTCTGCCATTGCCTACGCTTGGAACGTTGCGGCCTTTACAACCGTAACGGCGAATTTTAGCAACGTTGTTGGCTATCGCGGTATAAGCGCACAAGAACACACTAACACGCTTACGATAGGTTCCGATCCGTTCGAAGCCGGACAACGGCGTTATCAAACGGCCGTTGGAACTGGTACCGATGGTGCAACGGCAGGAACTGGAACGTTAACGCCGGCTGCTGCTAATGCTTTGATATGGGGTGGCATAGCTAACGCAAGCGCGGCCGGTTCTGGTTCTAGCTATGTTGCAGCCGGTACAAACTTCACAGAGCCGATTAACGCCGAACATTCTGTTAGCACCGAAGTAATCGTTTCGAGCGAATACGAAATACAAACGACGGCTATTGCTCGCAATGCTTCGTTTACTTCGACCGCTAATAACAATTACATAATTCAGCAAGCGATTTTTGCTAATCCGTCTTCTGTTACCAATTACAGCATGACGTGCGCTCCGGGTTCGTATGCTATAAGCGGTCAAGCGGCGGTAAACAAAGCAGCGCGAAGATTGGCAGCGGATGCCGGCACGTATGCCGTCAGCGGACAAGCCGCCGCGCTCCGTGCCGCTCGTAGGCTTGCGGCCGAGCTTGGGACGTATACGGTTGCGGGGCAAGCTGCTTTGCTGCGCGCTACGCGCATCCTAGCGGCCGGAGCGGGGTCATACGGGATTACCGGAAACGCTGCCGTGTTGATCCGGCTGCGAACCTTGCTCGCCAATGTGGGCGCATACACGATTACCGGGCATGACGCCATATTGGTACATGGCCGACGTATGACTGCCGAAGCAGGTGCATACGCGATAACAGGTCAAGCGGTAGCGCTGCAAGCTGTTCGTAAGCTCGTTGCGTCGGTCGGTACGTATACGATTTCGGGCCAAAATGCGAACCTACTTTACGATGCAATCGCCGCGATAATGAACGCGGAAGCCGGTTCGTATATAATTACCGGGCAAGCCGCAAGTTTAAGTTCCGCTAAACGCATTAGCGTTGCTGCCGGTAGTTATTCAATAAGCGGACAAACAATTGCGTTTAATCTTGTTAAGAAGCTTGTTGCGGAAGCGGGAACGTATTCAATTAGCGGCAAACCTGTTGTTAATGTTCATGCTGCTAAGCTAAATGCGGAAGCTGGAACATATGAAATAATTGGGCAAGACGTGCGTCTTGCGCTCGCGCATGTCTTGCAGGCTTCGACCGGCGTGTATATCATTCAAGGCAAAGACGCAAGCTTGCTGGTTCCAGTCAGTGCGTTGTATCCGAATTCAATACAATCGTTTGTAGTAATGCTAAACAACTCCGAACAAGTCTATGTAATCGCTGTTGCGAATTCAGAGCAGGCATTCGAGTTATGAGCGAAATTACCGGTGGTGAATTAGAACGTAAGCGCGGCGATACGCGACCGGACATTATCAACGTTACTGGTGATATTACCGGGTTTAGTTACTTATTGACGTTGAACACGCACCGTAATCCAAACGCCGATATTGATTTAGGTCCGCTTGTCGGAATGCAATTAATGCAAAGTGTTGGGGTTGTTGTTCCTGGTGTTGGCATAGGCCAAGTAATTTTTCCTTGGACGGATGCTAACGCCGATTTGCCAGGCAATAAAACGTATTGGTACGACGTGCAACAAACCGATACGGCCGGTAAGATAGGAACCATATTCAAAAACAAATACCGTTTTTATTGGGACGTAACCAAAACATGAACCCGAAAACATTGGCAGCTAGCGGCGGTGCTGTAGCAGCCGCTTCGCTTGTTGGTTTAATGCAAGTGCTTGGGCCATCTTGCCCGCGAACCGACGCGTGTTTGACATGGCTACCGCCAACAGAATACACGAACAACGCTCCGATACCGGCCGGAACGGTTATTGATTACTTTGTGTATCGAGACACGAAGCTCGTTGTTACGCCGCCAATTCGCGGCATAGCTGGGCAACCCATGGCGTACAACTTGCGGCTAGAACCGCCAGGTTTCAGAAGCTACACCGTTGCTGCAATTGTTGCGACAAAGGTTAGTGCTCCGTCGTCGCCGCCCGCAACCAAATTAATCCGTGCTCCCGCTCCGACCGAAGGTGCTATCGAAGCTCCAACAGACGGCGGCATAGAAGACGTTCCTTAAACCCAAAGTGAGGATTGAAGATGGCTCAAGTTAAAGAAATCGTTGTCCGTTTTAAGCAGTCGGTTTCGGCCGATACCGTCAAAAATCGTGTTCGAGTTCGTGAAGCCAACACGCCGGCCGAATACGATGAACCGTTTAACGACGTTGCGAAGCCGACGCCGGACGCAGACGGTTACACGCGAATTCCGGCCGCGAACATTCCGGCAATGGCAGGTTTGGAAGGTCAGTATGACGTGCATGTTACCGCGCTAGATTCGCGCGGTAATGAGTCGGACTTCTTGGAAATTGATAACCAAACTTTCGACCTGTCGCCCCCGGAAGCGCCGACGGATGGGGCGACCGAATAGTAAAGGCGTTGCGACGGCTTGCGGATTCAATCCGTAAGTTCTTCCGTCGATTGTTCTGAAATTCAGAACATTAGTTAGCCGCCGAGTGTCTTCGCAGTTTGGAGCATTCGGCGGCTTTTTTATGTATGGAATAGACGTAAAACAATTCAAAGACCGTATTGTATTGCCGGTGCTAATACGCATTGGCTTAGCCGAGACAAACCGCATTTCGTTAGTTCTTGGAACGTGCTTGCATGAATCGCATTTGCAGTACGTAGTTCAAGTTCCAAACGGGCCGGCGCTTGGATTCGGACAAATGGAACCCGCGACGCACCGTGATTTGTGGGAAAACTATTTGCGCTATCAACCGGAGTTAGCTGAAAAAGTTCTTAGACTTGCTGGTGAATACGGAAGCGGATCACCGCCGGCAACAGAGCTAATTGGCAATGCTAATTATGCTGTCGCTATGTGTGCTGTTCATTATCGCCGTGTTCGCGATCCGTTACCGGCAAACGAGCCTAGGTTGCTGGCTCGATATTGGAAGAAGTTTTATAATACGCCGTTTGGTAAAGGTACGATTGAACAAGCCTTGCCGCATTTTATAAAAGCGATCGAAACATGATGAAACTGTATGCTTATCTTGCTGCGCTTTTTGCAGCGTTTGGCGGTGCGCTGGCGTTGTATTTGAAAGGGCGCAACACCGGCAAGAAGATTCAACAGGTAAAGACTCTAGAAACGGAAGTTAAGCGGGAACAAACTAAAAATGAAACACTCGAAAAGGTTGTTGATGCTCGCGCTGACGTTGGTACTTTGGGCGATGCTGGCATTGATAAGCGGTTGCGCGACAAGTACCAGCGCGATTGATACGTCTTGCTCTTGGGCGCAAATAATTACTGTTTCAAGCTCCGATGTGTTGACGACAGAAACCGCGCGACAGATACTTACTCACAATGAAACTGTTGACGCCATTTGTAGTGACGACGCCGCAACCGGCAGCGCCCCCGGCGATAGCTGAAACGCCGGAAGAATTAATTGCGCTTAAAGAAAGGTTTGCTGAGCTTTCTTTGCGCGAGCCGGAGCCGTTCAAAGTCGCGCTTGTGCTGTTCCCGAATGATACTAGCCGCGCGTTACGCATTGCCGCTGAATGGCCGAACGATCCGCAGGTTATTACACTTCGGCAATCCTTTGTTGATGCTGAAGACGACGGCGAGACGGCCTTTTTACCGTCTAAGGCCGAACTTGCTCGGTTGATTTGGACGCTGGCTAATCGCGACGATTTGCCGCCCGAAGTTAGAGACAGCCGGATTAAAGCGTTGCGGGCTTATGGCGACGTGCGCGGGTTTATTGAAAAGCCGGCCATAAATAACGTGAATAACAATACTAGCGTGCAAGTTAATAGAGTCATGGTTGTGAAAACTCATGGCGAAGATTGGGAACGAATGGCAGTTGAACAGCAAACGCTTTTACGAAAAGAAGTAAGCGTAAGTGCTAACGGCAATCGCTAGAGGCGTTAAGCAGGAACTACCGCCGCCGGAAATTGTTTGGGAGCCAATACCAAATACTAGCCAAGAGTTTGCATTAGATAGTCCGGCTAATGTAACGCTGTATCACGGCGCTCGCGGGCCTGGTAAGACTATCGTACAGCTAATGCGCTTTCGCTCGCGCGTTGGTCTTGGTTATGGTGCATTCTGGCGCGGCGTTATATTCGACGTTGAATATAAGCACCTTGCTGATTTGGTGGCGCAATCTAAGCGCTTCTTTAACGCATTTAATGATGGGGCGCAGTTCAAAGAATCGGCGCAAGAATATAAATGGGTTTGGCCGACTGGCGAAGAATTGTTATTTAGGCACGCTAAGAAAGTAAAAGATTACGAAGACTTTCACGGCCATGAATATCCGTTCTTAGGTTGGAACGAGTTAACGAAATACGCTAACCCCGATTTGTACGATAAAATGATGTCAACAAATCGAAGCTCATTTACGCCTGAAATACATACGCCGCATAAGAAAGTAACGGCAGGAACTCCGAATGCTGTTCAAGGCATTGACCGAGTTTGGCGTGTATACGATGCCCACAACGGCCAACCATTACCGCCGATTCCGCTTGAAGTGTTCGCTACTACGAACCCAAGCGGTCCTGGACACAATTGGGTTAAGCGCCGCTTTATCAACAAAGCTGCTCCGGGCCAGTTGTTCAAAGAAATTATTAGGGTTTTTGATCCCAAGACGAAGCAGGAAGTTGACGTAGTAAAAACTCAAGTTCATATATTTGGTTCATGGCGCGAGAACATTTACCTTACGGCCGAATATGTGGCCGAACTTGAGAAAATCAAAGAACCAAACTTAAGACGAGCTTGGTTGTATGGCGATTGGGAAGTCACGGCCGGCGGTGCTATTGATGATTTGTGGCATGCTGATAAACACGTCTTGCCTGTGTTTCCGGTTCCGGCTTACTGGCGTGTTGATCGGGCGTTTGATTGGGGTTCAACTACGCCGTTTTGTGTCATATGGTTTGCCGAATGCAATGGCGAAGAAGTTGTGCTGCCAGACGGAAAGGTATTTTGCCCTCCGGCCGGTACTTTAATCGGCGTTGGTGAATGGTACGGCAGCGACGATATAGGCACGAACAAAGGTCTTAAAATGTCGGCTACGAAGGTAGCTGAAGGTATTCGAAGCCGTGAGATTGAATTCATGCGGCTAGGACACTTTAAGAAGCAACCGCGAGGCGGACCCGCCGATAATCAGATTAGAAACGTTAATGACGTTAGCGTTGACACGACAGAAGTTGCTATGCAGAAGGTCGGCATTAGTTGGACCGAAAGCGATAAATCCTCGGGCACTAACGCAATGGGGTTGCAGTTGTTGCGCGATAGGCTCGAAGCTGCCATTCTAGGCGAGGGTAAGGCCATATACTTTATGCGCAACTGCGTTGCGACAATTGAGCTTTTACCGCCAATTCCGCGCGACGAAGAAAAAACCGACGAAACGGACAAAGATTACGAAAATCACACGTTTGATACTGTGAAGTATCGAATACTTGCGGGCAGCAAAACCGCCGTTGAAAAAATTAACGTCAGCTTTGTATAAGGAACATACTACATGGTAGCGGCAACTGGTTTTAGCTCCAGCAATAATTTAGTGTCGTCAACTAGCGCGACTGGCGTTCGGTTCGCAAGACCTGATCTTGTGTCGGTGTTTCCGGCTTACGACATGATCGCACACTGTGTAGCTGGCGGTGACGTAGTTAAAGAACAAAGAACAACGTATTTGCCGATGCCGGACCCTACCAACAATGAAGCTGATAATCTTGCGCGTTACGATTCGTATTTGCTTCGAGCTATTTTCTACAATGTCACACAACGAACTGCGCTTGGATTATTAGGCCAGATTTTTATGCGTCCGCCGGTTGTCGAAATGCCAACGGCGTTGGACGCTGTTAAAAACGACTCCAATGGAAATGGCATTGGTATCGAGCAACTATCAAAAGACGCTTGTTTGCAAAACATCGCTTTCGGCAGGCTCGGTGTGTTTGTCGATTACCCGCCGGTTACGACACCTGCAACTAAAGCCGATCTTGAAAGCGGTAATATTCGACCGACGATTGCAATTTACGGTCCAAAGGATATTATCAACTGGCGCTATAAAGTCGTCGGTAGCAAATCGGTTCCAGCGCTGATTGTTCTACGCGAAGAATATACGTTGCAAGACGATGGTTTTGAAACTGTCACAGCGACTCAATATCGCGAGCTTCGTATAGACGACGCTGGCAGGTATTTTGTGCAATTGTGGCGAGCGGAAGAAGTTGGCTCGGACAACTTCGTAAAATATTTGGGCGCGTACTATCCGCTTGATGGGAAAGGCAAAGCACTTGACGCGATTCCGTTCACATTCATCGGCAGCAAGAACAATGAGCCGTCCATTGATCCGCAACCATTGAAAGACTTGGCGACAATTAACATTGGACACTATCGCAACAGCGCCGATTACGAAGAAATGATTTACATTATTGGGCAACCAATGTTGGTAATCAGCGGACTTGATAAGACTTGGTACGAAGACATTTTAGGCAAGACGATACCTTTCGGTTCTCGAAAAGGTTTGCCGTTGCCTAAAGAAGCAAAAGCGGAATTGATTCAGGTTGCCGAAAATACCGCCGCTAAAGAAGGCATGGAACATAAAGAACGGCAAATGGTGGCACTTGGCGCGAAAGTCGTTGAACAAAAAACTGTTCAACGTACCGCAACCGAAGCAGGCATGGAAAACGCCGCCGAAGAATCCACGCTTGTTAGCATTGCTAAGAACGTTAGTTCTGCGATGCAATGGGCGCTTGAATGGTGCGCTGTTTTTGTCAACGTTCCCGAAGCGTCAATCAAGTTTGAGTTAAATACTGACTTTGAAATGTCGCGCATGACGCCGGAAGAAGTCAACGCTACTATAAAGTCTTGGCAAGACGAGGCGATTAGCTGGACCGAACTTCGCAACATTCTTCGCAAAGCCGGCCGCGCGACGCAAGAAGACGGTGTAGCAAAGGCCGAGATTGAGAAAGACGCCACGGCGGCAATTGAACGCGCTGCCGCAGAAATCGGCGCGACAACGGCCGCGACAACTGCTAACCTTCCGCCCTCGACAGCGCCGTAACTTATGAGCTTCAACCACAATCGGCTAGTTACTCACGGCATAGCAACTACGGACGAATCACAAGGTCCGGTTAAGGCCGTGCTGTTCGATATGAAGGAATTCAAAGCCGCCGGCAATGAAACGCCGGTTAGAGGAATTCCGCTGTTTTTGCTGGCTGACATTCATCCCGAAGCATTGCAGTTGCTAATGTCGTCGGTTCATCTTTATCAAATGGTGATTAGGAATAGCATCGGTCTTGAGTACATACGAAAGGAAATCATCAAAGCTCGGCAGCATGGCGCGGTTGGTCCAATTTTCGCTAAAGAAGTCCAAGGCTGGATTGACGAACTACAGAAGTTGAATGCAGCTACTCGAACGCTTGTAATTGACGGTCAAGAAGCTGCCGACGTTCAAGTTGCAGCACTTGTGCAACCGGGCAATGTGGGCATCTAATGGATCAATTGACCCGTCGACGTTTAGAAGCCAGTGATGATAACAAGAAAGACAAACCGTTATCTGTTTTAGAATTGGCGCTTGACGATATAAAGCGTGGCGAAATAAAGCTTGACGGTTTATATGTGATTTGCATTGATAGATCACAACCAATTATAAAGACAAGCGTTTATCGCGCTGGTTTGTCATGGGAAGAACAAATTGCTTACTTGCAACTTCAAATAGCAACGATAGCGAAATGGAAACTTGAAGACTAACTAATGGCATTACGCGACGCAAAATTGCTGTTCGATATTGCCGTTCGGCTGCAAGTGTTTGCAGAAGGGGTCAAGATAACCGAAGCTCGAATTTTCGATTTGCTTTTGATTGCAGTCGAAGATGAATTTAAGGATATTATCGGCCGCATCAAATACGATACGCTTGACGCTTTGACTAAGCGCGAGCTTAACAAGCTTGTAGTAGCTTTGCGCGAGTCGCAATCGAAATTGTATAGCTTGTATCTTGATAAGGTACTTAAGCGGCTCGAATTGTTCATGCGGGCTTCATTAAAGGTTCAACGCATATCGTATGCGTCGGCACATTTTTTTCTGGCTGACGATTTAGAAGAACCTTCTTTAATGCAAGATGAAGACGCGGCGGCGTATATTGAAGTTGAGAACGTCAAGAATACTTTTACTGCTTTGTTCGGTTTACTGGCGATCAAGAAAGGCGGCGACACGCTTTGGCCGAAGATCGTTAATGAGCCAATACCGTCTAACGGAGCGTTGCTAAAGCCGTTCCTTACTTCATTCATGGCGTCAGCACAAGTTAACGTTGAAAACATTTTGCGCAAAGGCTATGCCAATGCGCTGACGCCGAATCAAACTGCTGCTGAAGCTGTTAAGCAAATTAACAAGATCAAAGGTCAAGCAAGTTCGGTAATGGCAACTTCAATGCAGCATATCGCTAGCGTTGTGTCGGCAAGCATTACTTCCGCGCTGTATGGTCGGTATCGTTGGATTTCAGTCATTGACGGTTCGACTACCGATATATGTTTGAGTCGCAATCATCGAATCTATGAATACGGTCGCGGTCCTATTCCCCCTGCCCACAACGGCTGTCGAAGTTCAATCGAGCCGTATAACGGTAACAGAGAACCTGAAACTTTTTATTCTTGGGTTAAGCGTCAGTCGCCGTTTATGCAGAATTTTGCCTTGGGCAACAAAGGCGGCGAGCTTTTGCGAACTGAGAAGTTGAAGGCGAAAGACGTGACGCGGTTGACAGACCCGAAAGCAATGACGGTTGAAACGTTCGCGAATTCAGCGCGACAAATTATTACAGGCGAAGAATAAACCTACTGCAATATCGCAGTAGGTAAACTTAGGCGTGCGGTGCATGCCTTTAAATAGCGGTGCTATATATGAAAATCACGAAAGAACAGTACGACGCATTAACGACCGAACAAAAGAAGCTTTGGAAAGCTGCCGGCGATCAATACGAGTTGGTTGGTGATACGGAAGTTGCCGCCGAAATGCGCCGCGCTCGCGACCGTGAGAAGTCGCGGGCCGATAAAGCAGAAACGGACCTTGCCGAATTGACAACGCGCCTTTCGACGTTGGAAGGCGACAGCGCACGGAAGACCGGCGACATTGCTACCATTGAAAAGAGTTGGCAAACGAAGCTTGACGCGGCAAAGGGCGCGAGTGACAAGACGATTGGCGGCTTGAAGAAGCAACTTGAAGTCGTGATGATTGACGGAGCACTTGCAACGGTTGCAGCTGAAATTTTCACGAAACCGACGCGCGATGTTCGCTTGCTGAAAGATCGTGTTTATGTGGATTACGACGGCGAAACGCCAGTTCTGCGCGTTCGCGACAAAGACGGCAAGGCGTCAGCGCTCACTCTTGAAGACTTGAAGAAGGAAACTGTTGACAACCCCGACTTTAAGGATATTCTTGTCGGCAGTAAGGCGACCGGCTCCGGTGGAGCTGGTGGCAATCAAGGTGGCGGTGCCACTAAGCAGCCTAAAGACTACAGCGAACAAGAACGGGTTCAGTTGTTTCATACTGACCCGACCAAGTTCAAAGAGTTGTTCCCTCAATCGGCTGCTTAGCGGAGTAATTAAAAACATGGCTACCGTCCGTCTTTCCGATGCCGTTATCCCGACTGTGTACCGCAGTTATACGGCGTTGAACAATCCCGAGAAATCTGAAATCATTACATCTGGGATCGCGGTTCAAACGCCGCTTTTTAACCAGATTGCAAAGGAAGGCGGAAAGACCGGCACTATTCCTTTCTGGTTGGACCTTGATCCGACCATTGAGGAAAATCAATCGAACGACGACCCGGCGGACTTTGCAATTCCCAACAAGCTCGGTTCCAGTTCGATGATTTATCGAAAGTCGTTCATCAATCAATCCTATTCGGATATGGATTTGGTTGTCGAACTGGCCGGCTCGGACCCCATGCAGCGCATTCGGAATCGCTTCGGTACGTATTGGACGCGTCGCGATCAAAGACGGTTGCTTGCAACTGTCGCTGGTATCTATGCCGATAATGTCGCGAATGATGCCGGCGACATGGTTGTAAATATCGGTGGTTCTGTTGCCGATGCTGCGAACTGGAACGCCTCAAGCTCGATTGACGCCGAGTTTACGATGGGCGACGCGGCCGGCGCGTTCGTCGCAATCGTCGCGCATTCTGCCATTGTCGCCAAAATGGAAAAGGAAGATTTGATCGAGTACGTTAAGGATAGCCAAGGCGCTATGCTTCGAACGTATCGCGGCAAGCGCCTTATCATGGACGATAACGTACCCAAGTCGGGTTCTGGCGCGGATACGATTTACACGTCGATTTTCTTTGGCGCTGGCGCGTTCGGGTTCGCCGGTATCGAGGGCCACAACTTCGCTATTGGCGAAGGCTCGCCCAAAGTTCCGGTTTGGATTGAGCGCGAGGAACAAGCTGGCAACGGCGGCGGCATGGAAGCAGTTGGCGAGCGCCGAACGCTTATCATGCATCCGTTTGGCTTTAGCTGGCTTGAAGATGGCGCGGCGTTGACCGAGTTTAGCCCCACGAACGCTGATCTTGTCTTGGCCGCACATTGGAATCGCATTGTAGCACGTAAACAAGTGCCAATGGCATTCCTGCTTTCCAAGGCCAACAAACCTGCCGCCTAATAGCGACGTATAGTTCCGGCTGTTTAATTACAGCCGGAACTTTTGTCGCTTGCCGATCAACTGTCATAGGAGTACGTTCGAAATGGCTAATTATACCGAAACTGATAAATTTGGCGGTGCTACCGCCGCTCCGTCTGCCACAACGACGGGCGCAGGCACCGTAAAGAAGATGGCGAATCAACCCGCCGCCGCTTGGGCCGATGCTGCCGCCGGCAAGGTTCAGTTTGACGCGCTGTTGGTCAAGCTGAAAGCTGCCGGCTTGATGGTTGCCGACGCGTAAAAGCGTTCATTCCGTTTTCTCGGTCGGTTAGAAGGAACGTTACATGAAAAGTCTCCAAGAACGCATGACTTATCGCGCCGCGCAAAAGCAACGCGAAAGTGACTCGCGCGCGAAGTCCACCAACACGCCGCGACAAGACGCGCCGTTCGATGCGGCGGATTGGTTGACCGATACCGTTACCAACGTCAACAGCGGGCTTGCTGATCTTTCGGCTACACAGTTGGCCGAAGTCGAAGCGGCTGAAAAAGCTGGTAAGAATCGCAGTAGCGTCAACGATGCCGTTGCGACCGAAAAGAAGAAGCGCGAAGGCGCGGCGTCAGCTTGGGGAAAGAACGCTTAAGCCCCAATGGAGTTGATTGTCGAAGACGGTAGCGGAGTCGTCGGCGCTAATAGCTACGTTAGCGCCGACGACTATCTAACATGGGCGGCAGCTCGCGGTCTTCCTGAATTAGAACAAGAACAAGTTGAAATCGCTGCTGTTCAAGCCGTTGATTATTTGCAAATTGAAGTTTGCTACTCCGGCTATAGGGTTGACGAAGAACAAGCGCTAGAGTATCCGCGCACTAGCGTATACATTAACGGCGTATTGTTTGCTGACGATGCCGTGCCATCGCAATTGAAACAAGCGCAAATGCATTTAATGAGCGCTGTGTTGTCTGGCGTTCCTTTGATGCCCAACGTATCCGGCAATGCTGCTGATTACGTTGTAAAAGAAAAAGTCGGGCCTATTGAAACGACGTTTGCCGATGCAACTGTTTTCAACGGTCGAACAAGTTTCACGGCTGTGGAAAGACTGCTCGCGCCATTGCTAGGCCGCAATTGTACCGGCTTCGGTAGCTTCAACGTAGTTAGGGGTTAAACTTGGCTGCGTTCGATAGGGCGATAGCAACCGCGCAAAGGGTAATTGCCAAATATGGTCAAGCGGTAATCTGGCGAAAAGTTAACGACGCGGCGAACACTGCCGAGCCTTGGAAGCCGATAGAATCGCCGGATGTTGACCATGATGTGAACATTTGCTTTGTGCCTATAGTTGATGCGCAATGGCGAAAGCTGTTGCAGTATTTGAAAGACACGGAAGTTCCGGCGGGTAAACTTTGCGGATTGATGGGCGCTGTAGACTTTGAACCCAAGCTTAAAGACGTTGTTGTTCGCGATGGCGTTACGCTTCGCATATCGTCTATTGATTTGCTGTCACCGAACGGCCAAAAGGTTCTCTATACCGTCGAGTTTGAAGAATGACGGTTGGTTACAGTGAAGCGCGCAATCAAATGTTCGCATTATTCAAAGCAGCGTGGGACGCCGGTTCCGCTGCAATTGTGGGATATGTTCCAGAAGTTCGTTGGCAAGACAATGAACTTGCTGATAAGCCGCAATCGGGTAAGCATTGGTGCCGAGCTTCGACACAAAGCGTAATTGAAAGGCAAGCCACATTATCTGATTGCGTTGGAGAACCGGGTAAGAAGCGTTACGAAAGCGCGGGTTTAGTTTTTGTACAGCTTTTTGCGCCGAAGTCAGTTGCTAACGCTTCTGAAAAAGCACAACAACTAGCGGTAATAGCTCGCAACGCATTTCGTGGCAAAAGTACAGCCGGCGGCATTTGGTTCTATAACGTTCGAATCAATAACTTAGCGGCAGAGAATCTGTTCTATCGGTTTAACGTCGTAGCCGAATACGAATACGACGAAATAGGCTAACGGAGTTCAGGCAACATGGTTTGCGCAGTTCAAAAGCAACTCAGTAACAACACCGGCCTTGCATACGCTCAAGAAGCCTGTTTGAAAGTTCTTCCGACGACGGCGGAAGACGGATTCGAGCCGACGTGGTACGGACTCGAACCCAACGGCTACAACGATTTTGGCGGCGAAATCAGCACCACAGCACGAGCGCCAATTGAACCAGGCCGACAAAATAAGAAGGGTACTGTTACCGACTTGGACGCAAGCGGCGGTTGGAATCACGATTTCATTAACGACTTGAACGAGATTCGGTTGTTGCAAGGGTTCTTCTACGCCGACATTCGCGAAGCTCCGACAACCAAGCCGTTGAACGCGGCGATCAATGACGTTACAAGCGTGACTGCCGCTGACGACAAGTACAACCTTGCCGCAACGGCTATCGCGTTCAACATTCCCGGCTTGCTGGTGCGCGGCGTCAACTTTGCCGTGGCTGCAAACAACGTGCTTCAAGTCGTTGTTAGCGCCGATACCAACGACATTACTGTCGCTGGCGCTCCAGGTTTGACGAACGAAGCAGCACCGCCGGCCACGGCGTATATCGAAGCGGTC